TTATGGCCCGTGCCAATAGTAAAGAAAGTTCTCTTTTCTTTACTAGCATCAGGATTAACTATTGCCCATATGCAAGGAGTATCGAATTGAGTTTGAAGGCTTATTATATTAGCACCCTTCGGCATTTCAATTACCTGTTCATCTGTTACTTCTAGTGGGAATTTCCAAATAGTTTGCATTATCGTATTTTATTAAGTGATTGAATTGCATCGTTTAAACTTTTGAGTGAATCATTGATTAGTTTAACTCTCTCGCTATTTTCTAATAGAAAAATATCAAATTCCATTTCTGCTTGGCATTTATCTCTGCACTTTATAAGTGCATTAGAAATTGTTTCTAAGTTCTTAATTGTAGTTTTCACAGGTCTTTAGCTGTTTGTAGTTGAGAGGTCATAGCTTTGGTATTTCCATATAGTGGGTGATGCCAGAAATCAAACTTTCTCTTGCACTACAATACACTCCTCTATTGCTGCTTTCTAGCTTTCCTACTTGTGCCTGAAAAGGGTTGAATGCTATTACATCATCTTCAGGCAAGTTATTCACATCAACCGGAACAACAATAGCATTAAATATGTCATCCGCTACACGTTCTGACTTTACGAACCCGATACCTAGCTCAGCCATTAATATTTCTATTATTTTCTCTTTCATAGTGCTTTAAATTCGTTTACTTGTGAGACATTAGTTTATCGAAGTCGGTTATCCATTCTAAAAAAATTAAGCATACCTCATAAAAGTTTTGTTTTTCCCATTTAATTGAGCAAACATACGTGTGGAAGTGATACCTATTGAGTCTGCCGCCTCAGACAAGCTGAAGTAAAATATACCAGTAAATATATTTACAATTATTCTGGTTTTTCTCGTATTCCTATTCTGTTCGAGCCTTGTAGCCCATTTGCAATTACTAGGGCAGTAATCTCCATCATTATCAATTCTTTCTATAGAATGACGACATGAGGGCTTATGTCCCATATCTTTCAAAAACACAGAAAATTCATTCCATTCTTTGCAAAACTTTATACCACGAGCCCCATAATACTTATAAGACTTTATATTTGGGTTTTGGCACCTTTGTTTCATCGACATCCAGGTGTTGTACTCTGTAGTATTTGACTCTCCGTGTATTACTTTTTTCTGAAACTTTCTTTGCAAACATCCACAACTCTTAACTTTGTTTGCCTTTAATACGCAACCGTAAGCATCCGTTCGTCCACCACAGTCACAAACGCAAGACCATAGCGAGTTTTTATTTTTCATTCCAACGAATGAAATCACAGTAAGCATGTGGAACTTTTTGCCAATCAGGTTTGATAGTCTTTTATTCATATGTTTAAGTATTTTAACAACCCCAAATCTTCCAGTTGTTTCTTTATCTCGTTCATAGGTAGGAGGGTTTGAAACACCATTTGAAAATTTCTTTATAAAAATCAGCCATATAGCCATTCACCATTTTGTGCCATTTCTTGGTTTTGTAGTGATAAATAATTATACCCAAATAACCTTTTTCGTCAACCGAAATTACTTCACACGAATAGTCTTTATCTGATAGTTTCGGCGGCAATACATCTTGCGTGAATGAACCTCTGTATTCGCCTAAGGTTTGGCAATCGGAAATTTTAACTGTTTCAATCTTGTTTTCGTTGTATCTAACAATAATTGATTCTCTATGTAAAACGTTGTTCCTAGGGAATAGACTTGAAAACATTACTATTTGATTGTTGTATACCAAGTAGTTTATTCCATCTACTAATTCTTTTGCTTGTTCAATAGTCATATCTTTTCTTGTTTATAAAATTAGCCGCCTTTCAGCATGGTTCTACAACATTGACCACTCTTATTATGTTTGTTGCCGCAAAACAGGGTACCCCCGCCTACGAATAAGCATGACTAATTTTAATGAGGTTAATATTTCTTACCGTGCTTGTATGGCCTCAATTCATTATATTTCATTTTCATTTGAATATGCCATTGCAGGTCAATATTCATATATTGCGCAATGTCCATAATCCTTATCATTGCATCGGCCAGTTCATCCTGAATAGTATTCTTTACTGACACCTCAAACTCTTGTTGAAAATACTTTTCATCTTCGCTAGATACCTCTTCATTAATATCTAGTTCTTTCAAAAAATGATTACTTCGATATATCTTGTCTTTTCTGTCTGCCTCCATTGCTTCTGATAATTCAGAAACCGTTAGCATAAGCATTTTAGGTAAATCAAGTCCTTGTTCCCAAAAACCTTTTGCTTTGGCGTTAGAATGTATTTCTTCGGATAACTCTGCTATTGTCTTTGTCATATTGGTATAAAATGAAAAACCTCGCCTATCCGCTGTACGAGAGCATCAAGGCAAGGCTTTAATATTATTGGTTAAAAGATACTTATCTCGTACATAAGTCTTTTTTCGGACGTTCAAATGATTACTTCATGTTAAAAATGATTTAGATGGAAAATAGATGTTTATCTAAATTGTACTTGAATAAACAAACTTAAAAACTATTTTTGAGACTTGCAAATAAAGTTGTCCACAGTACACTACTCTATTTTAGATAAAACCTGATTAGCCCATTGAACCCAATTCTTCATTTCTTTTATAGATTCTTTTGGAAATTCGTATTCATCACTATTGAGTAGTGCCATTAATGTTTCGTTTTGTTCAGATAAGGCTTTCTTTACTATAAATATTTCCTCTTCTGTAAACTCAAACATTCTCTATTGATTTACAATGAGCAATATTTTTTAGCATAAAAGAAATTTCCTTCTCTAGTTCATCAAGTCTCAATGGAACAATATTTGCAATTCTGGTATCCGCATTCTCTGTCATTGGGTGAAAGTCAACCCGACACCAATAGGAGTAATTACCAAGAGAATCTAAGAAGTTTTTAACGAGCTTATCCCTTACATCATCTGATTCGGTTTGCTCAATCGTGATTACAGGCGAGGGAGAGCCTATCACGTCAATTGTGATTTTACTTTTCATTGTATTGTTGTTTTACCTAATTGCCTGAATTGGTCAACTGGCTTACAACAAAAATATGAATAAAAAATATACTTTCCTACCAAAACTTATCCACATACAATTTGCAAAACCCGACAAAATAAAAAAACCTCAAAGAAATATTCTAAGAGGTTTCTAAATCCATTGCGATGCCCTAATTATATCAACCCTGATATGTTTTTCCAGTTCTCAATATCTGCATGAGTAACTTTGTCTTTGTTTATCTCTGAAATGTTTTTTGTGCGTTCTTCACTTAGTAGATAGTTTCCGAAACTTACCAATTCGTTTCGGTCTAATTCTATACTTTCAGTTTCTGGTGTAATGTAAATATAGTGATAACCTGCGGGATTGTTTGAGATATGACTTACAGAACCTCTGTCTTGCATTGGGCCATGATCGGGAATGATTTTTAGATTAACCGTTTTCTCTGACCATACCCTTGTGATAATTGCAGGAATATAACCCGTGTTGTGGTTGCTTTTCGCTACTTCGTCAGTAGGATTGGGCATAAATTGGACAATCTGCCCAACGTATGGATTGATTTTTAACATAATCGTATAATTTTAAAGTTTTAAAAGATTGAAATTAATGAGTTTTGTTGTAAAATCCAAGCAAAACAATATCTTTGTAAAGAATTATCAAACCAATGGCAAAGAAGAAAAGAGTAGACATGGCCGACGGATGGGATGCCCCTTGGTGGGTATACCTTTCTTTAAAGCAATCAAACATTGCGGTTGGTACTTTATTGGGCTTTGCTATTGGGCAGGGGTCTTTTTTTGGCGCAACAGGTGTATTAATACTTACGCTACTTAGAGACCAGTTTCAAGGACTATTAAGAGAAAAAGCCAAGAATGATACGCCGCCTGATTCGACAACATTCAGAAGTACAGAGGTAGGCCCTAAGGGTACAACAGAATCAAGTGTGACAACAGGAAACGAATGAAGCAGCTATTTTATGGCATGATGGAGGACATGGCTGATTTCTTCGCAGAGATTAAGCTGAATCTATTTTATGCCTCACTTAGCTATATTATAGGGGAATATCTGGTACATCTTAAAAATGCTATTACTACCTATATTTTTGACGATTTCGCATTTGGTGTATTCTTTTGTATCATGTTGCTTTGCGATGCCTTCGCCTATGTAAACCGAATGAGGATAGACAACAAAGGGCTAAAAATGATACACATCAAAGACGGCGGAGAAAGGTTTTTTGACAACGTAATTAAGTTTGGTATAGGATTGATAGCGATTCATGGCCTAGCGAACTACACAGTGAACGGGGTTAAAAACGAATGGTTTACTAATGTACCCAACTGGTTTTTTGCTTTCTGTATGCTAAAGGTAGCTACAAGTGTATTTAAGAACTTAGGCATAGACATTTCTAAATATCTGGACGTAGTAAGTGAAAAGTTCAAAGATTTCAAAGTAAAGCCGGACGATAAAGAGTAACTAAATTTTAAAGCAATATGAACAAGCACCTAATTGAAGAAAAGCTGAGGCAGATTGAGCAGCTTACTAAGGAAATCCGAGAGGAATTGAAAAAGGACAGCCCGCAAACATTAGACGGCGACGATGGCGGCGCACCGCATCCGCCTACCCCTCCGCCACCTCCTCCGCCACCAAGGGGATAATGAAGCATTATTTAGTGCTGGCGTTAGCTTTTGTCGTGTACATGGCTAACGCCTTATTTGTAGCTTTTTTCTATTACGATTTTGAATGGCTACGGTCTGCTACATGGCTGGCGGATCACCTTTGGCAAGTGATTTTACCTTTGTATATTGCCTTAGAGTCAAAGTACAGGACAATAAAGGCACTGGCTTATTATTGGGCTATCTTTGCTTTCTTTAGGTTTCTTTATACACTTTTTACTTATACTTTGAAACTGCCGATAATCTCCGAAAGATATTCTTATTTATTTATTCATTGGGTATTTATTGTCTCACTTGTGTACGGATTTATAAGGCTAATCTGGAAACCTAAAGTATAGGTATTTTTACGTGTTTTGTATCTTTAACTAGGAAATAACAATTAAAGTTAATACTTTCGGTTTTTAACTTTATGCTGTTGTGGGACGAGTAGCTATCAATGTCATTTTGCTGAACATATTAAAAGGATTAGAGCATACATTGTTTGTTTTCCTGATTGGCTTTTATGACTTCCTGCAAGCGCAATTAGCGTTAAGCATATCAGAGAAGAAAGAATTAATATTGTTCGCCTGTGGGCTTATCTGGGGCTTATTCAGGATTGGCAGGGAGTGGGTAAAGACTGACCAGCAGCGAATAGAAAGAGACATTAAAAAAGAAGAACATCGTAAGCTTAAACACGAAAACGATATTTTAGAAGGCAAATAGTTTTTCATAGGGTTGAGATAGTAAAAGCCGATATGTATTGTATCGGCTTTATTTTTTTATACTTGCTGCATTCCTTTTTCTAAAATCAAAGTGCCGCACAACAAAACCTCTCTTAATAGTCTATTGTAATAATCTTGTGGTATCGTTATTTGTCCGTCTGATTTTTGATAAGCCCTTTTTGAATACTCTGCTACAATCTTTAGCCTTTCATCAAATCTGATAATTTCTTCTTGTGTCATTTTGTTCTAATATGTTTTTAAATATAGTTGATTAATTATTTAAGAGTCTGCCCATATTCTAGCATTTGGGTAAATTTCGCAAGCCTCTAAATATTCTTTACAAAAACGAATCAAGTCTTTTCTTTTACCCCATCCGTTAGTAGCATTAAACTTGTCATATTTTTCAGCATTGGATTCAAGTTCTAAAATGCCTTTTCTTAAAGGTGAAATCAAATCTTTAGCCGTTACGCTTTTACTTAACGTCTCTGGCCTCCAGAGGACATGATACAATTCGGAAACAATAGCCATATCAATTAAATTGTTTGTAATGTTTCCAGAATAGAGGACTTCATCATCAAAATCTACTCTAAATAAAGTTACGTCTAAGCTCATATTCGTAGTTTAATTATTTGTCTAATATTTTGAGTAAAGCGAAGAAATCTTCTTTTGAAGACGGAATAATAAACACTTCTTCTGGCTTGCCTTTCATGGGGACTACTTTCAAACGGCTATAAAGTGCCGGAATGGAAATATATTTATTGCTATTTTGGGGGTTCAAGAAAGTTTCTCTTCTTGTATAGCTATTAAAGGAGAGAGGTAAATATCCTTTTTGGCTCATATACTCCTTAACCCATTCTTCGGCTTGCTCTTTTGTAGCATATTTGTTCATTGCGTTATCGTGTTTATGTCGATGGCTTGACCGCTGGGGATTAAGTTAAAGACGTCGAAGTGTTTTGAAATCAAATACACAACAACATCGTATGGAAATTTATTAACAGGTTTCTTTCTAATAAACCCATCTAAAATATCATATTGTGTTAAACTGTAAATCTCCTTACATTCTTCTACTGTCAAGTCTTTCATTGGTCGGAGAATAGGCTTTATAACTACGTATCCCACCATTTTATTAACTCCTAATGCACTATTGATAGTAATTGTGTCGTTACTAGGGTATTCGTCAATAGATAATTCCAAAATCTGTATAGGCTCTCCTTCATGTATAAGCCTCAACCCATAAGGCAAGTAAACTACTAAGTTTTCTAGTTTCATGTTGTTAGTTGGTTAATCTGCTTGAATTAAATACCTAACTTTTCTTTAATTTTCTTATCGGCTTTTGCATTGATACGGTCTTCGATATTTTTATCGGTCAGTTGGTATTCAATTTTATCCGCAGCAGAGTTGATAGCATCAATAACTACTTTCATTGTAGAATTAATTTTAGACTCTGCGTTGGCAATGATTTGCGGTTTGTCTGACAAAAGTTCTGTAACGGTGTCGTTAATTACCTTCTTTATGTCAGAAGATATTTCTTTTGCTATTAAATCTTTTACTTCGTTTCTCAACTCCCATGCTTCGTAATGTCTATTTTTAGGTTTAAAAACAAGGAGTTGCATTTCCTCTTTAATCTTTGCGTCTACTATTTCTCGTGTTGTCTGATTAATAGTAGCCCCAAGCCATTTTTTAGCAAATGCTGCCGCAACGCTTTGACGAACATCAAATTCTATTTGTGAATCTCCATTTAAAAGACGTTCTAATGCTGCTAAACTGTTGATTTGAATTTTCATAGTATTATTAAATAAAGAAACCAGTCCCAAAAGATGCGAGGCTTTCGAAACTGGTTCTTTGGATTTTGTCGGTTAAGACAATTTCTTGTATCTGCTCGCATTCAGATATTAACACAAATATACTCTTAATTCTTAATATTCCAAACCTTCTTTACGAAAGAATTGATAAATAGTGGCAGGGTTTCTATTTAATAATACAGCTATTCTATTGCCTGTATATCCTTGAAAATATAGCTTAATGATTAAAAGTTTTTCTTCCTTTATCATTCTGTAAGGTTTACCTTCTCTGGTCATTTTTGCATAAGTTCTGGATTGTCATAAATATTACCAACAATCGTGCAAGAGTCGGACAAAACAGCTTCTTGCATTAAGTAGATTGCGTTTTCAAATTCAATCTCTATTAACTCTTTCCCGTCGCTCCACTTATCCACAATGTCACCTTCATAAATACGGTTTTCGCCTTTATCTTTTAATCCGATATATTGACCTACCGTTTCTGGATATACTTCATATTTAACTCCAGCATTAAACGTGCTGACTATGTAATATATACCACCGATGGTAATAGTTAAGCTACCAATAGCCCAACTTTCGTTTTCCTTTCTTTTACCTCTGAATTTAATTTCTCTTTTCATCTTGTATTTGTTGTTTAACTGTGGCGATTGCTTCCTTTAAAATCTTAATTCTTGCGTCCTTACCAGTTGGAAGTTGTTTTGAAGCTATTTCAAAAAGAACTATCAACTCTTCTGTAAAATCTAATTCGTGAACATAAAGGAAATAATGATAATAACCCTGACAGATAACTCCACACCATTTTTCATAATCCGCTAAAGCTTGTTCATAAATCTCTAACTCCTGTTCTTTTGTCATTGCTTTAATAGGTTTTGTAGGTTTTTAATAAATTGTCTCAAACATATTCTACGTTCATAGAGTTGTACTTCTCTTGTTGAGCCAATTTGTAATTTGGCTATTTCTACGCCTAGTATTTTTATTTCCTGTTCGTAACTGTTAATGAGTTCTTTTATTTTATTTTCTGTCATGATTTTAATACTCGCTTAATGAATCTAATATATTAGAAAATCTGCCTTTATTCTTTATGTCGTTTTCTATCCTAATACAAGCAAGAAAATCATTTTCTTGCTTCGCCTTTTCAAGTTCTAAAGTCTGTTCTATGATTTCTTTTCTATAAATATGAATAAATACCTCTATCTGTTTTTTTATTTTTCTCATGTTTTTAATTATGTTAATAGTGCTTGCTGAATTGAATTGCTTCTAGGTTACTGCCTACGGTGTCAAATGGTATTCTACAAATAGAATTTACAATTTTAGTTCGTTCCTCCTCGAACTCTTTAAAGTCTGAAATTGTACCATTATCGCCAGCATTGTAAATAATAGAGGCTAGATATATTCTAATTGCTCTAACACGTTGCCTTTTAGTTAATTTCATTGTATTGAGTCTTTAAATTGTTTTATTGAAAGTATAGTATCGAAATTCTTTTCTTTTGCTACAACGTAATTGCCGTGTTTGTTGCAAGCGGATCGTTTTGATTCAAATAATCCACGACTATCTGAAATTCTTCTGAGCCATCATTAAAGACAGCCCAGCTATAAGGGAGTTTGTTCATGTAAATAAATTTTCTTGTTTAATAATTGGAACATCGAATAAAGGCATGGCTATTTCTTTTTGAAACCTTGCGTTCCCATCCCTGAAGTAATCTTCATCTATTTCAAAGCCCCAGAAATCAAAGCCTTTTTTATAGGCAGCAATACGGCTTGATTGGGAGCCTAAATGAGTGTCAAGGATTTTATCTCCAATTTTAGCATAATTTTTTATTAGCCAATCGTATAAAGCTCGAGGCTTCTGGGTTGGATGAATCTTGTTTTTTTCGTCTTGAACTGATTTTCTAAATATTTTATTCGCACCATCGAAAGATGTCCATGCAAAGTCGAACATTCCGAAACTTAGTGCTTCAGGTTGCATCTTATCCCAAATTACACAGTGCTTAGTTGGGGGAAGTGCGTAATAATTACCCCCCCAAATAATTTGATTTTTTGAAACTCTAAATAATTCATCGAAGTAATTCATACTTATAGGCTCGTCGTCCCAGTTTTTGGCTTTTAATCCCTTATCTGTTACCAATCTTGGACTTTTTCCTATTCCTATTCCAAACTCTGGATCCACAATAGCCAAATCGAAAAACTTATCAGGGAATCTTTTCATGCCTTCGACACAATCTGAATTAAATACTTCGCTTATCATTATCTTAAAGATTTAGATGGTAAATTAAAATGGTTACTTAATAATAATTTCATTGCCCATAACTGGTTCAATCTGAATTGTGCATCTTTCTTGATGAAACTTATTTATCACTATTTCACCAAACTTGTTTTCTGAAATTCTAAACTCTGAACCTAAGTCATTGTAAACTTTTAGATAGGTACATTCAACTGGTTCTTCTTGGGCTCTGTTAGTTTTGATTGTCATTGTCTTAGTGATTTTGCATTTGATGGTAAAGTAATTACTTGCGCTTTTTGATTAACTTATAATACTCTTTGTCAATGTCTTGACGAGATGTATTATCCATTATTACGTTCCAACCTTCTTTTAAAGGTTCTGAAATATGAGCCACATGGTAGGCTCTTTGTTTTGAGTTGTATTCTAATCTAAACATAGTTTTAAAAGTCAAATTCTACCGGTGCGACATTTGGAAAAGGATTCGATATAGGATGATGATAATTAATTACTTCATTAGGTTTATTTGCATAAAAGTTATTAGTGGGTAAATCGTGATACCATACAACCACATCTTTTTTGCCGTTTCGGTTCTTGGCAAAATCCCCTACCATGAGTTTCTTAGTTGATAATGTTTGAGGTTCGCCTTCTAGGTTTAAGTCTACGTATTCTAAGTCGTTATCCTCCGGCCTCCAAAGCATTAGCACTACGTCAGCATCGCTTTCTATATCTCCCGATCCTCTGAAATCTGCAATAGAGGGACGGCCGTTTCTTTTTTCTGCTTCACGGTTCAAAGAGGAAATAACTACAATAGGCATATTTAAAGATTTAGTTAATTTCTGTAACTTATCAGAACAATAAGTAACTGCCCGCATCACCTCTTTATATTCGGTGGGTATTTTTTGAATAAAGTCTATAAATATAACTTCCACCCCATACTTAGAAACCCATAATTGAGAAGTAGAAGAAATTTCTTCCATTGATTTCGGATTATCGTTATAATAAATAGGCAAGTCTTTCACTTTGGCGATAGCATTCTGAACCTGGACTAGATTTTTCATATCTATTTCTTCCGGCACGAAAGAGTCGTTTGTGTAAAGACCTTCTAATTCACTTACCACCATTCTATTCGTAATATCTTCGGCTGACATTTCTAAACTAAAACAACCTACGGCAATTCCTTCTTTACCCATTTCTTTCATCATAGCGGAAATCAAAGCAGATTTTCCAACAGAAGGTCTAGCACCTATGTAGACAAGTTTGTTTTGACCCCTCCTTAGTTTTAAACGAGAATCCAGGAAAGGAAAACCACAAGACATTTGCTTTGATTCTCTGGAGTTACCTAAATCCTTAATCGTCTGATTTAAGATTGAAAGATTCGTTTTTTGTCTGCCTCTAAAGATTGACTGACTAATTTTACTCACTCCTTCTATCTCATTAGAAAGTACTTCAAAAACGTCTGAAGTGTCATCAAATGCACTTTTAATAGTATCCTCTGCATTTTCAATCAAAGCACGTTTAACGGCTGTTTGCTGAACGATACGAGCATTATATTCATAGCTTGAATAAGAAACTTCACTTTCTTTTACTAATCTGAAAAGATACTGTACCCCTCCGACAAATTCAAGTTCTCCGTTTTGTCTTAAATCGTTCATTACACTAAGAGTGTCTACAGGCTCAAACTTAGATTTTAACCTTACGATTGCATTAAAAATCCTTTGGTTACAGTCTTTATAAAACGCCTCTGCCTGTAAGATATTAAAAACAGATTCTATGATCTGAGGTGATGAAATCATTGCACCTATCACCGCTTCTTCTAGTTCTATGGCTTGCGGTGGTAATTTGCCGGAACTTAGAATTGATTGTTTTTCTAAAGGTTTTTTTGTTCTCTTATCCATAGTTTTTAATTGAGGTTGATTTTGTCTTTACTTTTAGTTCTTTAGCGGCCCTTTTCTTGAAAGAGTTAAACACGTGCTGAATCTCATTAAATCCTTTGAACTTGTATTCGTTAAGTAATCCGTTCATGACATGGAATAAGTCAGTTTTTAAGGCATTTTCGGAATTGTCACTTGATGAATAATCTTTTATAATTTTTAATTCTTGATAAAGTAGATTGAAACTACCCTCTATTTTCGATTTTAAAGTACCTAGAAACTGATTAGTATCATAAGGATATAGTTCGTATTCTACCCTTATTAAATCGCTTCTTACAGTGGCTATATTGTTAGCTAAGGTTACTATGTATTCTTCTGCATTTATTCTAGTAGGCATTCTTTCGTAATAGTATTCCTTATGAGTAAGAAAGAGACTTACGGATTCTTTATAATCTAAATCCTTATAAGAAGAAAGTTTTGGCGATGACGACGAATCACTATCATTGTCATTATCACTATCTTTTTCATTCTTACTTTCACTATCATTATCGGCTTTCTGTGGGTTTTGTTGGGTTCGAGAAAAACCGACTGGGTTATTTGGGTTTTGTTGGGTTATTGGTCTGCCTCCTTTTTCTCCATTCTTTTTATTTCTTTCTACTACTGCATCGTACTTTTGATTGTCTCTATCAAATTGATTTTTGAAAGAAGTAAATATAATGTCTGTAAATTGGTCTAGGTTCAATTCTTTTCCTCTATTATAGTCAATGATAGCCTGAAACAAATTAGCCTTCATTTCAACCGTCAATTTGTCTACAATATCCAAGCTATCTAAATGCAGTATAAAGGATTTCTTCATTGTTTAATTAATCAAAAGTCAAAATCAATGTTTTTATAGTTGTGTGGATAAGTAGACTAAATAGCTTTAGGAAATTCTTCTTTTTTTGAATCGAAAACCAATAATTTTACCTCCCGATTAGACCTGAAATTATTCCATGTTTTAAGAATGAGCGCAGTTATAATTTGCTTTGGCAACTTAGAGACAGCCATTTTATCGTTAATGAGTTTATTTCTAAGTAAGACAATCGATTTGTTTTCTATGTCCATTCCGGTACAAAGTTGGTTCATAAATCTCTCGCAGTAATCTTGATTTATATCATTTAAGAACAAATACAGTCCACCGATTACGCTACCAACAAGGATATTGCTGAATTGATTTGACAAATTACACGCAACGCTAGATATGTGGTCGTAATATGTTGGATTTTTATTATATTCAGCCAGCAAAACAGAGTTCGTTAATTTAGTATTATTCTTGCTTCTGTAATAAGCTAACCCGAGACGCAATGTTAAATAAAAATTAATTATGGAAGCGGTTCTACTTGCGCTCTTTACATTTCCAATAGAAAAGGTATCTGAAGCGGTTCTCTTTACGCCTGTGTCCAAAACATCAAAAATATCTTTGGATAACCCGTAGGCAAAACTAAAAGCAATTGGCTTGTTTGCTTTAATGACTGCCATCATTCTGTGTTGACCATCAAGTAAAACGCCATCAGAAGACACCTTTATAAACTCTCCGGTGTTTTCTTTCCACCTGCCGGAAATCATATCTTCAGCATACCTAAGTACGACAGATTCCTTTATCTGCCTGTTAATTGTGTTATTCCCTAAAAAGTCCTTTGCTAATTCAGGGGTTACTAAGACTTGTTTAATTTCCATCTTTATATTTTTTTAATTAAAATTATGAACACGTTGTAAACTAAACGGGCAAAAAAAATTACTTAACGGTTAGAATGATAAATGTTATCCCGTCAATAGTTAATGTATTAAGCTCTTTTTGCTTAATTCTCTTGTAAATTGTCGTTCTGCTGAGTTCGTAAATTTTAGCATAGTTACTAATTGTCAGCATTTTTGGCAACTGTAATTTTTCCATGTACAAATATAGGTAAATGAACAATATGTTCAAACTATTTTCTTATTTTTATTTTATCCACAAGTTATCAACAATTACTTATTAATAATCAATTATTCTATAATCAAGTTGAAGTCTACCGTCAAAAAATAATCTATGGTATTTGTAAACCCTAACTCTTTGTGAAGGATGGCGTGAGCTTTTTTAGGATAATAGTCATTATACTTTACCAGTTTTTTAATAATTTCTATTTCTTCTTTCTGTTTTTGGGCGGGGTCTTTTTTGTAGAAATGCAAATAAATGTCACAAGAGGTTTTTTCATTTATATCTGTAAAGGTAATATACCCTATTCTTATAACAATCTTATCTAATTCCCATACTTTCCCGTCAATTCTATATGTTTTTCCATAGTCGTGCTTTTGTCTGACTTTTTCTTTTATTATTCTTTCAATATTTTCTTTTAGGGTCGTTGCTACGGATTCGGCATTTTGCACATTTAAATATGCGTCTCTGAGTTTTTCTATATACCAATTCATACTTTTAATACTGTTTATAAGTAAATACCTAATTGATTAAATTATTATAAATTCATCTCTTGGTAGAAATATTGCTTTTGCTTTGCCTTTTGCGACCTGTATTTTTATTCTATATTTAAAACCATTATAGCCACCAGCTTCACAGCATTGTAGCACCTTGTATGGGGTATTTAATTCAATTGTCGTGGTTTTCCCTCCAAGTTTGGTTACAGCTATAATACTTCCCCTAACTGGAAGCCAGCCAACACGTTTCTTTTTAATGGGCTCTTTTTTTAGTGTCTCTAAGTATAAATCAAAAAGCTCTTCTACTGTTTTTAAATTATCATCAAAACAATCGCTTGGGCTAAATCCTATTGATTGGGTTAATTCTCCTGTGTAATAGTGGAAATGAGTATCTCCATTGTCTAAATTTTTAAGCCATTTGGCAAATCCTATTGCAAGTTCTTTCATATCTTTATCTGTTTAATTTTTCCACATTTCTTACAAATCAAAGTGTGTTTACATTCGTAAGGCAATCCATCATCTACGTCAAACTTTCTACTTGTGTGATATGTGAGCCAGTCGTGACTACACCCTAATTTCCCTAATACTTTCTTTATTAAATCTTTCATAAGTATATCTCTATATGATTATATTATAACTTGTCTTTTATTTTGCCTAAAATATTTATTCTATCTTGTGAAACTTCTTTAAGACCTTGTCTTGTCTCAAATATTACAATCATTGAATCGTGCATTCCTGAGTTCTTAACGCTTTCCATGCCTTCAGGCACTTTCCATCCGTTTTGATTATAATTAACCGCTTGTCCTTTGGTATTTATCCCTACAAATGGAATACGACCCTCAACGAACCTGATTAATTTTGCATTTATCTGAATATGCTGTTGAAATATATTTGTGCTAGTCGATACTGGTAAAAGCATAACACAAAGTTTGCCTTTTTTGCTTTCTTCAATAGCCTTCATAATAAACGCTTCTTTTAGCTTTCGAGAGTAAGGCGGATTAATAAAGTTTCTTTCTTTCCATTCAATTTTCAAGCCGTCTTGGTGTGTCTCTGGATTGTATTCATAAGGGCATGGGTCGAAATTAAAGTCAAACTCCTTGTTTAATTCGTAATAGAATCTTGCTGGAGTAGCCCAGTTGTCACTATGTGGTAAGTTTCTGTCTTTCATAAGTATATCCCAATTTGATTATTATACATTTCTAATTAAAAACTTGCACCCTTTTGTTTTAAATATCTAAACATATCAATCAAACCATACGCTAAAACTTTTTCCGAGTTAGAATAAATTTGGTCAAATCCTTGTTGTTCCATGAATTTAGAAAATTCCTCTTGCTCAGAACTAGATAGGCAGTCTTTAGTAGCCTGATTAAGTCTATTTTCGTCCACCACGATAGGATAAATTTCTTTTAGGGTTGCAGCCATGTATCCATTTATAGTTTTTGATATATTTTTATTGGACACTTTGAAGGACTCTAATGCATCCTTATCAACTGATAATGTAATTTTTACTTTTGACATATTGGTATATATTTTAAAATTATATGCAATAATATAAATAAAGTATTTAACAAACAAATTATTTTATGTATATTTGTGTAATGAAAGTTTTTAAAACATATAAGTACAAGCTAGGTCTTTCCAAAGTACAATCTAATCAGGTTGATAAGTGGATTGGTGCATGTAGGTATGTTTATAATTTGGCTTTAGAATGCAAAATTGAAGCATGGAAGAAAAGGGTTTCGGTGTCTAAATTTGACTTAATAAATCAATTGCCATCGTTAAAAGATGTGGACTGGATAAAATCCGTTCCATCACAAAGCCTTCAAGATGTAGTTGAGCGTTTAGATAAAGCCTATCAAAGCTTTTTCAAGGGTGGAGGATTCCCTAAATGGGCAAAAAGGGGAGAGTATAGTTCAATATTATTTAAGACTGTCTATGTGAAAGATAGTGAATTTGTCCTTCCAAAACTCGGGAAGGTCAAGGTCTATAAAGATAGAATGCCCAAAGGCAAGTTAAGTGTGGCAAAGATAACAAAAGAAGCTAACGGCTATTTTTTATCAGTAACTTTCGAGTCTGAATCAGAAAACCTCTATCCTACCGACGAGAACCAAGTAGTAGGCTTAGATATGGGTATAACATATTTTTTGACTGATTCAAATGGTGTTTTTGTTGACAATCCACGTCATACAAAAAAGTATGAAAGGAAGTTAAGAGTAAAAAACAGGGCATTAGCACGGAAGAAAAAGGGTAGCAATGGTTTTAAGGAAGCTAAGAAACAAGTTGCTAAACTTCATTCTAAAATTGCCAATGTTCGCAAAGATTTTCTACATAAACTTAGTTTCCAATATGTCAAAGAAAATTCATTAATCGTGTCTGAGGATTTGAAAGTTAAGAGCATGATTAAGTTTGGTAATCTTTCAAAGCACATTTCGGACACAGGTTGGTCAATGTTTTTTGATATGCTAGCATACAAAAGCAAGTTTTACGAAAAGACCTATGTAAGAATTGACCCTAAATTTACCTCTCAAAAGTGTAATTCATGCGGTCATACCTGCAAAGAAAACCGGATAACTCAATCAAAGTTTCTTTGTGTAAAATGTGGGCATAATGAAAATGCAGACTTTAACGCTGCTCAAAATATTTTAGGCAAGGGCATTGTCTTAGTTCGTCAACGTGAAACATTAGTTTGTGCGTAGAACTTAGAATTACAATTGTAATATGTCAGACATTTCTCTTAGCTCTTTCAAAGATATATGCCAATTTGATTGTTGTAATGTTCTCTTAACTCTAATCTTTCTAAGGTAGAGTATTCTAAATTCTGTCTTTTAAGTTCTTTTACTATTTTTTCTTTCCCTATATGTTAGATTGTTACATTTTCTAGTTTTCAGTCTATACTCCTCTCTTATTAATATCAATTCTTCTTTTGTTCTTCTAGTCGCTTCGAATCTTTCACAAACCTCGTCCCTTATCTTTATAGCCTCTTCAAGTGTATCATATTTTCCAAAGTACGTTTTTATACCCATTATTCGGATTCTCACTTGAAACCTATTGTTTATATTGCTTATACCAGGAGTTAAATAGCCTTTAAATATCTTTTCGTGATTAGCGTTTTCTCTGCTTGTTACAAACTCTAAATTAGATAAATAGTTGTTTGTTTTATTCAGGTCTTTATGATTAACATATGTTTTAGTCTTTTCTAAAAAAGCATTTGCCACGAGAACATGAATCCTAAATGATTTGCATCTAAGATTTACTGATAAATATCCGGTATGTTTACATAAAAAAGGTTTTAATATCAAGTTTCTTTTTATAGACTTTACGCTGCCTAATGAACTAACCAAATAAAACCCTTCGTATCCATTTACACTTTTCCAAATTTCTTCTTGATTTTTCATAAATAAAAAAAAGATTTGGCTTTCGAGGTCGTGGTCTCTACTTGCCAAATCTTTAAGATTAATATCTTTTTACTTGCAATCCACGACAATTGCGATACTAAATTAAGAGAATAATTGATAAAATCAAAGTAATTGTTTAATTAATTCTAGGGTTTTTACAGAATGAAGCGTACTAGGTGTAACCCTTAAAAGCCTCCATCCCAATACTACCGCTTGATTGTACTTTTCCATATCTCCCATAAATCCTTTTCCCCTAGTATGCCTGCCTTGTGTAAATACTCCGCCCTCTACCTCAATAGCTATCTTTTGCGAAATTATCGCATAATCAAAACGCCATTTTCTTTTAGGGTGAAACGGATGTTCTTTAGTTACTTCAATACCATATAAAGACTTTATGAGCATTGTAAACTGGTCGTTCATTGTCTTTCAAACTGTTCCATTTGCTGGATATTAGTTAATTTATTTTGTATGTCTGTTTGACTGTACAGGTTTCCCGAACTTAGAGGGTCTAATTGTCTATCTTTTAAGAATTTAATTGTTTGTTGTGCATGGTTTCCACTCATACTTGGCAATTCTCTAAAAATAGCCTGTGATTGTTCGGGTGTTACATTGGCCGTCATTAAAAGGCTTTCTATTAATCCTTCTTGACTTGGAGTAATGGCATAATCTTGTTCGTCTAGCTCAATTGCATTAGCTAAGTTATCTAAATTCTTAGATTTAGGCAAATACTTAATTGCCCTACGGATAACGGTTTTACGGCACATTTCTACAAAATCAGACTCCCAGATACAAGAGGATATTTTACCCGATTTAAAAGCCTTATAAGATTCACTACGACCTCTAATGTCTTCTATTTCTGCAATACTCATAGCTTCGAACTGATAAGAACCGTCAGCCAGTTTTGCTTGGGCATACACACCAATTATATTTTCGTTTTTCTTATCCTTTGCGAACGGGTTCATCTTGTGATCTATGCCGAAGTTTGTTGCCGTGTATTCTTCTCCTAAATAGACCGGATAACATGAAACCGATGTAACACTACCAGTGTCGGTTAAAAGTTTGATTAAGCCTTGATATGAAGGCTCTAAACACGCTTCATTTACTTTCTTTTGATTGTTCCATCGGGGAACTAGATAAGCCAGCTTTAATACAGGATTTAAAGAAAGCCCGACATTGGCAATGTTCATTACGGCCGCAAGTATTGAATTAAGTTCACACTCTTGTAGTTGTTTGCTTTTTGCTACTAACTGCCGCGCAAAAGATATTTCTTTGTCGTAAAATTCTCTACTGGTTAAACGTATAAAGTTACGTTCTTTGTCGCCTTCAAGGGCTATTTTGCTAATTTCCATTGTTTTTATTATTTAAGGGCTGTTAAAATTGAGACAAGTACTCTCGAATGCAGGTTCGTTAAATGAGTTCTTTTTTAGTTACTAGCTTATAAAGCATCTTAAGTTCTTCTACTGTATGTATAACTATATCAGCCTTTGGGCAAATCCAGCCATTAGGTAATATATTTAACCAGGGTTTAAAAATATATTTTATTGAAAACGTTTTATTACAATAGGTTCTATAAAAAGGCGTTTCTCCTGTTTTCTCGAACCCATAATCTACAATATTGTCTTCTGTTAGTATTTGTTTCTCTTTTGTCATTTCTATGAATTGCTCTAAAGTGATTATTGAATCAAATATTGTTGGGTCTTGCGAGTGAGTTACTCCATCAAAATCGATTCCATAGTGCCACCCTTTCATGCACCCCGTTAAATCAGCCTGTTTGCTATTAAGGAAAGGTATTACTGTATCTTTAAACAATTGACTGCCATCGTTAAGGACTCCGAATGTTTTTGGTAAGGTGTTCATAGTTTTATTTGTCGTTCATTGAGTGTAAAGAAGGATATCCAGAAAATGTTCCATTGGCATAACTACATCCTAAGCAAGTGCCTACGCCTTTTTTTACTGGAGTAGAACAATCCAAACATCCACCGTGAAAGATTTTCTTTTCTTTGGATTCGGGATAAGTTTCTATAAAAATAAGATCTTCCTGTCTTTCTGTTTCACGGTTCAAATTTCTTAGTGAATCGTCTGAGGTTTTTCTAATAGACGATAGTTTTGATAGTATTTTTAAATATTCTGCCCTTATCCTATTAGATTCTATACTTAATTTCTCGTATTCTTTTAAAAGCCTAAGATGTTCTTTTTGCTGTTGTTCCATTGCTTTGTTTACGGACTTAGAAACAAGTTCGTTTATAATTCTTAATAGGTATTCTTTCATTTATTTTCAATATTAATGGTTATTACACTAAACTCTGATTCTTCATTACTCTTTTTGAATGAGTGCTTCTATTTCTGAAAGATAGGGAATAGGGGGATTGTAGGGTTTGCAATATTTCCATCCATACAAATTACTGCCACTGGGATTATGATGACAATAGTACTTTCCATTTAGAAAAACTTCAAATACTTTCTCTTCCCAGTCGTACCCATCTTCAAAATCTCTTACCAAAACTTTTTCCTTTTGTTTTGGTGTCCATGTAGTAGGGGTTTTAATGGTGAAGTTTGCTTCAATAAAGTCAAAGAAAAATCTATCTTCCTTGCCTGCTAACGTAACTTTGACGCAATTTCCAAATACTTTTTCTACTTCAAATCTTCGTCCTTTCTCGATAATCATATCTGGTTTTCCTTCGTTGTTTTGGATAGTCCAGTCGGTATTTAGTATCAGTATGTCCCCTATTTTGATGTTTTGAGTATTCATAATATTAATAGTTAAACAGTTGAGTAATTAAAATATAAAGTAACCCGGTAATTAGTAAGGATTTAACGGCGAACCTCAATACCTTGTAATATTTTGCTTCCATCTTTTGAAAGAACTTTTGAGTTTTTGACTTGGTTAAGGAGTTTAGAAAATCATCTATACTCGTTTCTTTATAGTCCCATTTGATGTTTTTATTCAAAGAATCAACGGCTTTCTTTGCTCTGAATAGATTTGTTGTAGTTGGTTTCATATTCTTTATTTGTTGCTCGTAGTAGTTCATTTGATTAAATCTTTTAATTCTTGTTCCCATTGTTCAACTAATCCATACTCTTTCATTGTAATGAAGTCCCAATTTTCATACCTTTCGATAGCACCTTTTAGCTTTATTACCCTATCTATCTTCTCTTCTGTAGAAGGAAAATAAGGAATTTCTAAATTCTCAAGCCAGAACCATCTTGGGCAAATGCCAATAGGCGGTTTAAATACGCTGAAGTAATTCATTTGATAAAGTTATTAAAATCTGTTTCGTTTAATTCTATTATGTTTGTGATTGTACCTGTATCTTCCGACAAGAAAGACTTTTCTTCTATTAACTTTTCAGTTAAACTTTTGTTGGGGTACTCATTCTGTACTAAAGTAAGTAGTACGCATTTACCGCCAAGTGTGTTGTATTTATAAAATACTATAAAATATCTCATGATTCTTCTTGATTAATGATTGTCCGATAGTTTCTATACGTCATAATACAATTACCTAGTAAGCAAGGTAAAAGGATACACCAGGCTAAGAACTTTTCAATAAAAGGGTAGCCTGTAAAGCATACGGCAATGCTCATAAAGAACAGAACAATTGTATAGAATCCAAACCAAAGATAATTATCTTCAATTACTCTCTGTTGGGGTGTTTTCATTTTCAGTATTCCGGTTTAAATGATAGTTTGATTTCTTCGATGTCTACATTTTCTTCTATGTCTTCAATCAATGCTTTAGTGAGTATTTCTCGATCACTAAACTTAAACCCATGTACCTTAATCTCAATATACACTCTATGATAAAACATAAGCGTTTTTAATGCTTCAAATGTTTCTTCTTTGGGGGTTAGTTCTTTCTTTGTCATGTTTTTGGACGTTTGAAGATGGTTAAATGTATCGATAATTAGGATTCCATTCAGAACTATTGGAAACGCTCATTCTTTTTTGGTGAAAATCCTCTTTAAAATCTGTAATAAATGGTGTCAAAGGCAACCCTAAAAGCTTTTGAACAGTTCTGATTCTTTTCCTGTTTTCCATTAATGCGTAACAAGTGCTACACGTACTCATGTTTTTGCTTTTGTTTATTTGATAGTAATAGAAAGGTTTCTTGTGTGCCTCATCCTGAGCGTCGCAATGCCAAAAATCATGGCCTTTTTCAAACAATGCAGTTTGACAACTTTCTAACATTTTCAAACAATCTTTTAAGATTCTCTTAGTTTTCTTGTCCATGATTTACATTTTATCGTCTGACGACGGGGGTTAGTTATTCTGAGACAATATTTATATTTTCAATAACATCATCAAGGTTGCCAATCATTTCGTCTAATGAAGAAACGTTTTCTTCCATCTTTTGACCTCTTTCGCTAGATTGTAGGTTTTCTGATAGATTATAGAAAGATTCTTCTTCTTCATCTTTTACTGACTCTATTATCTGTTTAGCATCTTCTATTAGAGAGATAGCTTTTTCTAATTCTTTTCTTCTTGATTTGTTCATTGTTTTTATATTAGTTAATGTTAGTTGTCACGAAGGGAATCGAACCCAAAACTTACACCTGTATTTATATCCGACTCGAACGGAGAGTTTACACCAAGTACGTGACAATATTATTAAAAAGATACACTCAAGATATACTTCTCTATCTCTTTAGCATCGTTAAAATGCTTTTCTATGAAGTCTAATACCTTGCCTGTAGTAGTATTAGGCGATACAATCATAAAATCTATAAAAGGTGTACCGTTTTCAAGCGGATAAGATACTGTGATAATATCTTTGTTCTGGTCTACCTCAAAATCTGGTATGGTGTTGAAGTTATATTCTGATTCGGCTTGTGCTTGTTGTAAGATGTTCATGTTATTTAAAGGGTTATTAGATTTGTTTTGGCACTAACGCAGTTCCCGCAGTTGAGATTAATATTTTTTAATTCCATTTCTTTTGCAATATTCATTCGCCTGAGAACCTGTATTGAATCCCTGCATCATATTTACACCCCCTATTTTAACAAATCCGTCAGAATATACTCTTACATTTAAAATTTCTGAAAATTTAGTAATTAAAGTAAATTCGGTGTTAATGGTGAAAGTTATCATTTTCTTGTTTGTTTTAATTTGATAGTATAAAGGTAATACTTATTTTCATTTATGCAATATAAGTATTGCAAAAGTTATCCACATTCTTGCAGATATTTATTTTCTAAGGCAAATATCTTTGCTAGTTCTTCTAAGGTTTCAAAAGAAGGACTAAACTTACCGGATTCTATTTGACTAATTGCCTGGTGTGTGATAGGGGGGGTAAACTTTTCTCCTAACATCGTTTGTGACCAGCCACGACTTAAGCGTAATTCTTTTATTTTTTCGTTGATTTTCATATATTAAACTCCTTTTTAATTTCTTCGCTTAAATTTTCATATAATTCATCCATTACTGAGGATTTTCCTAGATTAAGATATTCCCATTGTTTCTTATTTAGTTCCTTATCTTCTTTTTTCTTCCACCATGCTTCATTATATTCTATCTTTTTTGAAGCTATAAGGGCCACTATTTTTTGAAGTTCATTTTTATAATTCATATGCTTTCCTTACGGCTTTATATGTTTTTTCTTGTTGATTACAAATAGTATGCTTTATCTTAATGATTTTACCATTAGCCTCGATAATGGACTCGTAAGTTTCAAAATGAATTTCTCTTTCTGAAACTATGTAGTACTTCTTTTTGTCTCTTGGTGTTTCCAACGCAATTCTTTTGCCTATAACTGATAGGTCTTTTTCAATTTCTTTCCAAGTTTTTTCTTGTTCTGACTTTGAATACATTTTTATTATTGTGCCACTTGTAGATAGAATAGATGTTGCCATTGTCTTAGTTATTTTATTGTTCCGTTTAACTGATACAAATATACAAGGATAAAATTAATATGCAACATAAATATTGCAAAAGTTATCCACATTTATAATTATTTTTGAAATTATTTTTAAGTAGTAAGAATATTTATATATTTGCTTTGAAAAGAAGTGAAGTTTAATTAAAAAGTATCTTATGAAAGACTCAAAAATATTTGAAGCCGAAAAAGATATCCCGTCACCGGAACCAAGTTCTTTGCAGTACGACGGAGAAAACCCTACAAGATTTTACCCTTTTCATGTAGTAGGTCAGGGACAAGTATTCATTGACGACAAAGGTGTATTGCATATTAAGAATAACAATGGCGTAGGCTTTACTTTATCGGTTGATCCTGACTTGACTAAAGAGGATGAGGCTACATTAGTTATGTCTGAGAAAGGACTTATCTTAAAAAAGAAACAGCCACTAAACCTTGATGGCATGGCTCACAACTACTTAACCCCACAGGAATAATATGTTATTACAGATAGATACTACCAGTAAAACTATAGAACTCTTAGAAGAAGCCTCTTTTAATGAGCTAAAGGAGTTTATAGAACTACTACCCGATGGGCAGGAATATAAAATTATACCTACAGAGTCTCAGGATCCGCCATGTGTGAATAGCGAAAGATTTGTTTATAAGCAAGAACCTAACGACTGGAAGCATGAACCGGAACAGAAGACTAAAAAGATGGTCAGTGATTTGCAGGATGCCCTTGAAAAAGACCTGCAAGCGAAGACTATAACCAAGAAAGCTATTGAGTGAATATAATTTTACCGTGATTTGCGTACACTTTGTATTGCTTTTTGCGGTATAAACACCAAAAACATAGAGAAGAAACCAAGAAATGGGATATTTAAACTACATAGAGCAACCACAAACAGGGAAAACAAAAATTTTCAATATAATTTCTAATGGACAAGATTTAGGGGTTATTAAGTGGTTTTCTAATTGGCGTAGATATTGTTTGTTTCCGAAGTCGGAAGTATTATTCGATTCAAGTTGTTTAAGTGAAATAAAAGAGAAGTTGAATTCTCTAATGTTAGAAAGAAAAGATGGCAGCACCGAAGGGAAATAGATTTTGGGAATTGTGGGAAAAAGAAAGAGATAAGAAGTATACATCCGAATCTCTTTGGGATAAAGCTATTGAATACTTTGAGTATTTTGAAGAGAATCCACTACAAGAGCAGGATTGGGTAGGTAAGGACGCTTTCGAAGTAATTAAAAACAAAATGCGTGCAATGTCTATCACTTCTTTCTGTGGGTTCTGTGGAATATCGCTACACACGTTCCTAGATTATGAAAAATCTGAAAGTATGGTTCATATCGTAACACGCATACGTAGCATAATTTACTCTCAGAAGTTTGAGGGGGCAGCCGCAGGACTGCTTAACCCTAGCATCATATCCAGAGAATTAGGTCTTGTAGATAAAAAAGATGTTTCGATTACCGCAGAACAGCCGCTATTCAGTGAATAAGTATGTTCAAGTACACCACAGCCATACGTAAACTACGGGCATTAAATAAAAGAATTAAAAAAGTGCCAGGCGGCACAAGTGCTGGTAAGACTTTTGGGATTCTCCCTATACTAATAGACAGAGCCACTAAAACGCCTTTGCTTGAAATATCGGTAGTATCAGAATCAGTTCCTCATTTAAAAAGAGGAGCAATCAAAGATTTTAAAAAGATTATGCAGGTCACTAACAGGTGGAACGCTGACCACTGGCACGGAACGGACTTTAAATATACTTTTTCAAACGGTTCTTATATAGAGTTTTTTAGTGCAGATCAGGAAGAAAAGACCAGAGGCCCACGAAGAAATATATTATACATTAACGAGTGTAACAATATACCCTTTGAAACGTATCATCAGTTAGCTATTCGTACAGATATAGAGATTTGGTTAGATTATAACCCAACACACGAATTCTGGGTACATTCTGAATTAAAAGGAGATGATGATGTAGATGAGTTAATCCTGACTTATAAAGACAATGAGGGCCTATCGGAAAGCATTGTTAAGGAGATAGAGAAAGCCCTTTATAAAGCCTTTTTTAATCCTTCTTTGCCTTATGAGAAGTTGTTTGAAGAAAAGAACATTAAGAACGCTTATTGGTCTAACTGGTGGAAAGTATACGGGTTAGGACTAACGGGTTCTTTAGAGGGCGTAATATTCAGCAACTGGTCACAGATAGACTCAGTACCCGAAGGGGCTAAACTTATTTCTTTTGGACTTGACTTTGGGTTTACTAATGACCCTACGGCATTAACAGGTGTATATTTATTTGAAGGCGATTTGATTATTGACGAGGTATTATATCAAACAGGACTGCTTAATAGTACTATCAGGGATTTAGCCAAAGACTATGGTATAGGTAATCAACAGATTATTGCTGATAGTGCCGAGCCAAAAAGTATTGCCGAATTAAAACTAGGCGGATTAATGGTTAAGGAATCTCTAAAAGGTAAAGATTCTATTATGTTTGGCATAGACTTTCTGCAACAATATCATATGAGAGTAACTAAAAGGAGTACCAATATAATTAAGGAGTTAAGGAATTATATCTGGGATAAAGACAGAGAAGGAAATAAGCTCAATAAGCCTATAGACGCTTTTAATCACGGAATAGATTCTATCAGGTATGCGGTAAGTTATTTGTCTAAGCCGGCACTTACATGGACAATGAATTAAAATGACAATAAAAGACACGGTTAATCGGTGGCTGGGTAACAACCAGAAAGCAATCACATTGCCTAATCATGCCGCAGTACCTTCGCAGCTACTGTGGCACTTAATGGGGGGCGTTCCTGTTATCTGGTACACAGGCAATACAGACACCTATCTACGCAAAGGCTTTGAAGGAAACCACGTAGTTTTTACTATTGCCGACTGGTGTGCCAGAAAACTAGCCGCCATTCCTCCTATCCTCTACGATACCAAAGACGAAGGAGCCGCCAAAGACTATAAGTTTCTTAGAAAACACCTAAGTATTGAGAATATCGCACAGGCGCAGAAAATAAAAGCCCGTGCATTCGTTGAGGTAAGAGAGCATAAGATTCTTGACGTGTTGATGCAGCCAAACGAATTGATGCCTTACGACGAATTTATGTACGGATGGTATATCTTTAAAAAGTTTGTAGGCAAAGCCGATATACAAGGAATTGCCACTACGGGGGTAAATCCAGGAATAGCTAACTTATACTTACTCCCATCTAATTACATACAGGCAGTCGCAGGGCAGGGGCTAACTGTTATCGATCACTTTATTGATACCCGTCAGCCTTCAGTTCATATTCCGACCGAGCAGATACTGGAGATCAGAAACTTTTCAGCCAATTATCAATCAGCAGGGGCGCAGTTACAAGGTATGTCAGTCATGCAGGCGGCCTCTAAACTTCTTACCAAGTCCAACGACTCGTTATCTGCGCAGGCCGAAACTTTGCAGAATAGAGGGGCAAGGGGTATATTGGCACCTAATTTGTCAGGGGCAGACCTGGCAGGCTTACAACTGCCTAGTGGGGCGACAATGGATACTATGAACGCCGAAATGCGTAAACGACTGTCAGAAGCGGGTAATCAGGGAGTTATTACGCACTCTATCCCTATGAGTTATATAAGCATAGGAATGACTTCAGTAGAAATGCAGACCTTAGAGTCTGACAAACTAGATAATGCGGCTTGGGCCTCTTTATTCCATGTAGATAGCCGTGTAGTGCTTAATGACCATCAGAGCAGCACCAAAGACAATATGCAAACGGCCAGACTTGATTCTATCTTAGACGGGGTGTTACCTGAAGCGGAAGCGTTCAAGAACGGAATAAACGCATGGATGCTACCTACTTACGATAATAAAGGCAGATACTATTTCGACATGGACTATACTGTTTTGCCGGAAATACAAAGGCAGTTACGGGACACAGCCAAAGAAATGTCAGATGCGGGCATCTTTACCCCTAATGAAATAAGGGAGGTCTGGAAGTACGATGCTTACCCACACGCTAACGCTAATAAGATACTAGTCGCTACTACCAAACAGTTGCTCGATGACATGGACAGTTCATTGCCGGACGTTGAAAACACAGGAGACTATCAATGAAATCCTTAATACTACTTATACATAAATATCTTTCTTTGCTTTGTATAGGGTTAGGTGTAATTCATGTTATAATCACTATATTTAGCTTACTATTTAAAGTGAATGATGCCTTTTTAAAGACTCCTATGGGGCTGGTTATTCAGGGATTTATCTATGCTTATGCTATATCATTTATTTTAACTAATCTATCAAGGGATGACCAAAGATGAAAAAATAGCCTATGCAAAGAAATACCATACATTCAACAGTAAAATTGAAAAGTATGGCAGGAAGATATTCTTTAAAGCACTGAAAGAACAAACCAGCAGCTTACTGGATTATTTAAAACGAGGCGGTCAGTTGTATGAAAGTATTGTAGATATATTTATTACACCCGATACCATTAAGCAGGCTCTATCGGGATTCTATCGAAGCGTATCGCCTAAGTTCTTATCTTTCTTTCAACAGCCCTTGCAGCCTACCCCTAGTAGTATTCTTTCTTTCAGGGATGCACAGAAACTAGCTGAACTTTCCCGCATTGCCGAATCGGCCGAAGTATTACAAAAAGTAACCAATATTACCGATACTACCCGCAGGATTATTAAAGAAACCATTAGTAACGGATTTCTGCAAGGCAAACCGCAAAGGGAAATAATTAAAGAAATTAACACCAAGACCAAAGGGCAGATTATATTAAAAAGGGCTACCTTGATAGCCAGAACCGAAAGCACTTATATCTCATCTAAAGCCGCAGAGGTAAACGTGATGTTTTCACCTTTTGCGATGCAGAAAGAATGGATACCTATTGTTGATATGAAAACCCGTGATACTCACCTACATATGCTATCAAAGAAACCAGTACCTAAAGAACAGCCGTTTAACGTCGGCGGCGTACCTATGAAATATCCAGGCGATCCGGCAGGAGGTGCGGCCAATTGCTGTAACTGCAGGTGCTGCATCGTCTTTTCCCCTATTACGCAGGATGAAACTTTATCCACAGAAACTACCGAAGGAAATATTTTAGTAAATCAGATAGTAGAGAACCTTTTAAGATGATTACACACCCTTACCCTTTTAAAGAACAGCCTTGTTGTGAGGAGTTCAAAGAACTGGTACAGACCAGAGAAATAGACCAGATGTCTAACCAGTGGACGATGTACACCACCAATAAGGATAATTACGGCCCACGTTACCAAAGAATTAGTTATTGTCCCTTTTGCGGGGATAAGTTAGAGGAAATTAAAAACTAATTACTATATTTGTTTAACAGTTCATTTGAAAAAGGTAGGATGTTTTCAAATGGAAATAATCACCTTTTAAGCCTTGCCAAATCCTACTGGTCAAGGCTTTTTATATAGTTATAAATCATAAATCCTTTAACGCTTGACAATATTCATACATTTCAAATACTTCATACATACAAATAAGGCCATCAACTTCGTTTGGTTCTAAATGGCTAAGATGGAAACGAACAACCTCAACGGGTAGCAAAAGAAATTCTCTTAGCTTCTCTTCCTGCTCGTTGATTTTAGCCATTATTCCCCCTATCTCCATTAGTTTAGCATGGGCATCTTCTACGGATATGTTAAGGGTTACGGAGGCGGCTACCAGCTTAATAAAAGCTTCTTGTTCTGCTTTGTCAAAGGTCATTTTTAGAGGTTTGATTTTTTCTTGGGAAAACACACATAGGATGAAAGCTACCCTCATGTATAGGTTTCCCATCAATACATACACTTTCAATTGTTATTGTAAAGTTTCCCTGTCTTGCTATTTCACGAAGTTTTTTAACGGCATCTTTAATTGAGATAGGAGTTTGGTTCTTCGATAACTCCCTCATTTCTTGTTCGCATTTTTCTAGTATCTTATTCATCTTGTCCAAATTTATCAATAAACATTTCATCAACTATTTTAGTTTTTCATTTATTTCAAGTTCTTGATTAAAAAGTAAAAAGTATAGATTCTGAAAAGAGTGTATGGTATTGATAGGTATTTGCGTATCATTCATATATACTCCCTTTAAGTTTTCACCCTCAAAACGTATGTATAGTTTAAAGCCATCGCCAAGCCATAATAAGTTATCGGATTTAACTATTCCAACACCCTTTATATATCTTTGTAGCGACTTTTTTGTGATAGGAATATATCCCGCCCACCATTCATATTTTAAAGGAAACTTCTTTCTATTGACTACATAAAACACAACGCCATTGCCGTTTATTTCGGAAACTTTTATTGCGTCTCCATATTGTGTTTGCAGGATATTCCCTAATCTTAACTCTTTTATGTCTACATTCATTTCAATAACCAGTCCCTTAAAGGTCAATGCCTTAGCTAACTTGATGTGGTCTTTTATATTCCACTCTTCATCTTCTTTGCTTAATTGCTTTCTCATATCTTAAAATAGTCTTTTAACTGTCCATAGGTTACAGGGTCAGCACCCCGACTGCCGTTGTTGTTTACTTTCTTACCTAAATGTTTACGCACCTGCTTTAGTTTCCTCATGGCCGTACGTGGGGAACATTGAAACACCTCTTGCACGTCTTTTACGGTTGCTATACTTGTGATAATTAATGCCATAATGTATATAAATAGTGCCACTCTATAAGCAAAGATATAAATATTATTATTTAATATCCTATTTTTATTAGAAAAAATCTCTCACAAGTTGGAAACAGCCACCTTTAAGAACATTGCTACAGAATTATTAGATGAAACAGGCGACGGGCGCACCGTTCGTGCAAGGGTTTCTAAATTCGGCAATATTGACCACGACGGAGATATGATGATGCCAGGATGCTATAAAAAAAGCATTCAGGAACGAGGGCATGAACTATTCCACCTTTCCAACCACCGGATGCTACCAGAGTTTGTTCTTTCAAAAGCTACTTTTGAAGAAGATAAAGACGGACTGGTAATGACATCCACCCTTCGCAATACACAGCACGCAGAAGACATATTAGAGGGGTATAAGACAGGGATATGGAGCCAGCACAGCGTCATGTTTGCTGCCACCAAAGGAGGGTACGAAAAAAAGACTACAACCAAAGGCGAAACCTATAACGAGTTTACAGAAGTAAAGCTATATGAAGGGTCAACCGTAGTATTAGGTGCTAACCCTGACACCCCTACTTTAGGTCTAAAGTCATTCTTTGAGACTGAATATAAAAGCGACATCAAAAAAGCCTTTGACCATCTGCGTAAATTAAACACTGCCTTTAGAAAAGGAAAATTCACAGACGAGTTTTTCCCGCTCATAGAAATTCAAATCAAATTAATAGAATCCTTTATCGAAGAAAGTCAGCAAAAAAGCATTGAGCCGGCACTAGTCACTCAACCGCAAGAGGGCAAAGGTAAGGAACTGTTTACACAAATCTTAGCATCATTAAAATAATGGAAATACAAGAAGCAAAAACAGAGATTTTAGGAGCGATTGACTCACGCCTCAAACAATACGAGGCACAGGTGAAAACCGCAGGAGACGCCGCCGCATCCACTACCACAGAATTGAAAAATCTGTCAGATAGGTTTGCTGATATTATCGAGAAGCAAACTAAACTCGACGAGAATCAAGGGGTATTAATCAAACAAGCAGATGCACTTGAAATGTGGGCAAAACGTCAGAACCAATCGTTCGACCAGCGCATCAAAGGGTTTTACGAAGACCTCAAAGAAAAAGCAGATGCAGCCTCTGGCGATCTGGCAGCGTTAGGCACCCGTAAAAGTCGCAGTGTTAATTTTGACCTGGAACATGGCCAGGACTATGTATCTCAAAAAGCAGTAGGTAATATTACTACTTCTTTGAGTGCTACCGGAACGTTACCTGTTCAAATGGCTCCTAACGTAGTGATGCCGCAAAACAGAAAGGTACATATCCGTTCGCTGATTCCTTCAACCCCGATGACTGCCGTTAATTACTCTTATCCTAAGTTTACAGATGGAGAGGGAACGCCAGCGATTCAAACGGAAGGCTCAGCTAAAGCGCAAGGGGATTTAGATGTACAGTACATCACGTTAAATCCTGTGGTGATTGCCTACTGGATGCGTGTATCTGAGCAGATGCTTTCAGATATTCCGCGTTTACTTTCTGTTATCTCTAACCGTATGGTTGAGCAGTTGTTGAATGTAGAAGATAACGAAATCTTAAACGGCCCGGGCGGTAATAACCGATTAAACGGTATTATCACACAAGCGACTGCCTTTGCTCCACAAGGTTCGGCTAATAAATCTAACGCAGACCGTTATAACTACATTCTGAGTGCCTTGTCTCAATTAGCACAGACTAATTACATGGCTTCAGGTATTGTAGTGAATCCGTACTCATACTACGAATTTATGCAGGTAAAAACAACGACTAACGACTATACCGCGCCATTGTCAGGTATTACATGGATTGATAATACCCTTCGTTTAGCGGGTGTTCCTGTTTATCAGACTACCGCAATGGCTCAGAACTCGTTTGTTGTAGGTGACTGGAATCAGGCGGAGTTCTTAGTAAAAGATGCCATGCAGGTAGACCTTTCCAGAGAAGACAACGACAACTTCACCAAGAACTTAGTAACCGTTCGTGTAGAAGAAAGAGTTGGTCTGGCTGTTTATTATCCACAAGCATTTCTCTATGGGTCGTTCAACGCCATCTCATCATAATTCACAAGTCAGGGAGGGGTTATTCCCTCCCGACTTTATCAGTAAATCAATCGTTCTTAATCTGGACGAAAGAATCGACAGGCTAAGCCAGACTACTGAGGAGTTACAAAAAGTAGGGGTAAGGTTTGAAAGATTCGCCGCCATTAAGCACGCCGAAGGGTGGAAAGGGTACAACCAGTCTATTCTAGCTATTTTAAATAGAACGGAAGGATGGGGTAATATATTCTTAGTAGAAGACGATTGTAGTTTTATAGGTGACGTAAGCCATGTAAAAAGGGCTGTACGGGAACTGCCTGACAATTGGGACGGGTTATGGCTAGGGTCGAACTTGCAAGGAGTTCACACCAATAAGCACTCAGCACACCTTTACAAGCTAGAGAACGGATGGAATACACACGCAATTATATTAAGTCCAAAGTTCCGCAAGTGGTGTTTAGAGAATTATCAGCAGTGGGAAAATATCCCTTTTGATGAGTTTCTAAGGGTTAATCAGCCTAATAAAAACTGTTATGTCGTTTATCCGATGGTAGCGATTCAACGGGCATCATATTCTAATATTATCAACGACTTCGCTAATTACGAATCACGGTTCGAGGAAGTCCAACAATTCTTTTTATGAGGATACTCTTTCATCTGCACGCTTACCCACCTGAACTATTGGCAGGAGCCGAAACGATGGCCCGCCGGATTGCTAAATTTCTAAAGGGTAAAGGACATGAAATAAAGGTGTATTCACAAACAGCCAAAAGCATACAGTTCATTGATGAAATACAGGTAAAGCCTTACGATACAAGCGTAGATGATGATTCAGACTGGCAATGGGCTGATTTAGTTATTACTCATTTAGGTGCTACTGCGTATTGTCTGAACAAGTCGAGATTCTGGAAAAAGAAACTGGTGAATCTGATTCATAATTCTTTTTTTGACCAGTTGACCTGTTGCCGTGTAGCTAATAACTATCTGGTTTATAATTCGCCTTATGTCAAAAGAGAATTAGAATCGCATGGATACACGCACCCCAATGTTATTTGTATCCCTCCGGTAGACTACAGAGAATATGAAGACGTGCAGATTACAGGTGAGTATATTACGCTTGTAAACCTTAACGAAAATAAAGGAGGAAAGATATTTATTGAACTGGCTAAAAGATTGCCACAGTACAAGTTTCTAGGCGTAACAGGCGGATATTATGAACAGCACAAACAACAGCTTCCTAACCTCACTTATATACCACCGCAAGGCGATATTAAGAAGGCATACCAGAAGACAAAACTATTGTTAATGCCTTCCGAATATGAAAGCTGGGGGCAGGTGGCTATCGAAGCATTAAGTTGTGGTATTCCTGTAATCAGCAGTAAAGCGCAAGGGTTGTGCGAGGCATTAGGGTATGCAGGAATGAATGTAGAGCGAGATAATATGGATGGATGGATAGCATCTATCTGCGCTATCATGGAAGACAAAGACAGATACGATAAGTTGTCTTTTTTAGCCAAGAAAAGAGCCAAAGACCTAGACCCTACCCCTTATTTAGAAGAGTTAAACAGTTTCTTAGTAGATATAAATCAGCGATTATGGCAACAATAGAAACGCCCGCAAAGGAAGAGGAAAAACCCCTTAAAAAGAAAAAGGTAGAATTGGTTAAAACTAAAGAAAGAAAAATCCGTGTTGACAACGAATCTAATTGATGTAAGCATATCCGACGAAGGAAGCGAAGTAGTAGATTTAACCTACGTTAAACTCTATTGTCAGATAGATGGTAGTAATCACGATGCGCTTTTAATGACGTTAATTAAATCTGCCCGCCAGGATGTTGAAAAGTATGCAGATATATCTATTGTCACTAAGACTATACGGGCCGAATGGACTTCAGTATCTGAATACGCTATTCTACCTAAACCCCGAATTAATGACATTGACTCTGTTTTTGATAGTCAGGAAAACGAGCTGTTTTTAGATTCAGCTTACCAGATAAGAGGACAGGATAAGAAACGCATTATAGGGGATTTTTCTAATGGATTAGTAGTGACTTATGGGGCGGGATACGGAACGGACGTGCCGGAAGATTTAAAAATGAGTATCACTAAAAAGGTACTCATGGATTTTGAAGCACGGACAGGGTTAAGTGTTAGTAACTCACAAAGCCTGTTACTTCCTAATAGCTGGGAGAAAACGGCTATAGCTTACAGACCTACATGGATGATTCTTTAAGAATAGAAGCAGGAAAGCTAAGGGAACGAATTAGTTTCTATACTACCGCTGCTACACAGGACGAGGCAGGAGGGTTTCCTGAAAGTACAAAAACGTTTGCTTTTTCAGTGGCTTGTATGTTAGCACCTAAAATAAGTATGCGAACCTATGAGGGACAGAAAACAGAGTTTACCGAAACATGGGATTTATTGATGAGATATGATAGTAACCTCGTACCGGATGGACAGATGCTGGCTTTTTTCAGAAACGAGTATTTTAATATACTAGGAATCGAAAATGTATTAACGAGAAATTTGGTCTTAAAAATAAAGATAGCCAGGCATTGAAAGCGAAAGTTACAGGGTTGAATACGATTCTAAGGAATATGAAAATCTATTCCGAAAGACTAAAAACGGATTTAATTCAACAGACCGAAAAGTCAGGCACAAACATTGAAAGGGCGGCTAAAATGCGGGTAATTAAGGACTTTGTATTAAGGCAGTCTATCTTTTCAAGAATGAATTACCAGAAGGGAGTAGCAGAGGTAGGGGCAACCGCATTTCATGCACCTTATGTAGAGTTTGGAACAGGGCTAAAGGTAAAGGTTCCACAAGGCTATGAAGAATTTGCGATGCAGTTCTATGTAAACGGAAAGGGCAGAATGTCGCCACAACCTTATTTAATTCCATCTTTTTTAGAAGAAATGACACACTATAAGTCAAATATTCAAAAACTGGTGCAAAAATATAGTGGATTAAAGTCGATTAAACGATTATGAAAGATACAGGCTTACCAGTCAGAACAGCATACACAACGCTACTAAAAGGCTTAGGGTTTAACTGTTACGACTATAAAGCCCCTGACAGCGCAACTGTTCCTTATATTATTTTAGGGTCACAGAACCAGCAGCCAGAAGATACTAAAAACAGATTTGGCTATCGATCAACGATTAATCTGGATTTTGTCATGTCTTTTAAAGACCAGTATGGAGGAAGGAAGCAGCTAGATTTGATGGTTAATACGGTACTTGAGGCATTAAAGCCAGAGCCTGGACAAGTAGGAATCAGCGTAACAGGGTTTAGTATTTACGGGACGACTATTCCGATGCAGTTTGACTTTCCACCCGAAGTAGAGAATACACAGACGATTTATAGACGAGTAATTACAATAGAACATTTATTAGAACAACAATAAGATGGCAAAATCAAACGCTTCCAGTCACAAACTTTCTTTAATCGAATCTAGTGTTGAGAAACCAGTAGCGGAATTAACCAATATTACATTCGGGGGAAGTACGGACTTAATAGACCTTACCTCTAAGGATAATAACGGATTCAGGGATATTTTGCCTGGGTTGCAGTCTTTTACCTTAAATATTGAAGGTTTTGTAGACTTTCAGACCACAGCTAATAGTCGAAATATTGACGATTTAGTAACGGCTAAGAGAACTAAAGTCCTTGTTACCTTTAAACTAGCCAACAGCACCACAGGCGACACTGTTTATCTGGGGCTGGCGTATGTGACTGCTTTTGAGATTACCTCAGGCACAGAGACAGGCTTAACTTTTACGGCCACCTTTGAAGTAAAAGGCGATATAACAGTAGGTGCTAATTCATAAAATATGAGAGGATATTTCGAGATACCAGAAGAGGGTAGGTTTCTGATAGGAACCTACGCTCTAAGAAAATTAACCAAAAACTATAATTGTTCACCTAGCGAACTGTTTAATCTGGCTAGTGACGGTATAGAGTCGTTAAGCTTTACGGTTCTACTATTAAAGTACAGCAGGGAAAATGCACGTTTGCAGGCTAACGGACAAGAAAACTTTAAAGAGGTCACAGAAACCGAAATTGAATTTATTCTTGACAAGATAGGCGTAGACGAAGCCATTAACCGCACCATCATTGATGCGTTGTGTCAGTCTATATCCGGCAAGTCTTTGGCAGAGCTGGAAGAAGAAGGGCGCAAAAAGATGCAAGAGGAGCAGCAGGAAATCGAGGAAGAGGAAAAAAAAATTGGTTCGATTACTGGCGCGCCATCGAAAAAATCGGATGGCGCAAAGGAATCAGACCTGTCGAACTAGATTGCCTGACCCTGTATGACATAGATGTTTTATATGAATGTCAAAGGGAAGAAGACGAGTTTGTTTCTAAAAATACACGTATAATCGCTTACTATATCGCTTTAGCCAGTGATAAATTCAGAAAGGGATTAAAAGAAACCGACATATTTACTTTGCCCTCAGAAATACCTAAGGTACAAAGAATCAAAAAATGGGAAACCGAATACACTGACAGGGTTTTAAGAACCCTTTATTCTCAAAAGAAATAAATGGCAGGACTAGGCAACTTTACATTAACCGTTGGGGTAGATACTTCAGCATTGACAAGGGGCTTAGCCAGTGCATCTTCACAACTTACTGCCTTTGCCTCTAGGGCTGAATCAACAGGAACCCGACTATCTCTTGCAATCTCTACACCTTTAGCCCTTTTAGCTAAGAGGGCTATTGAGTCGTATGGTGAACTAGAAGCCCTTCGTATGTCTTTACGTACAGTAGAAGGGTCAGCCGCTAACACAGCCCGCAGACTAGCCGTATTAAACGAAGTAGCTAAATTGCCAGGGGTAGGCTTTAAAGAAGCGATTCAGGGTGATGTCAGACTTCGTACGGTCGGGATAAGTGCTGACCTTGCCAAGCGTTCGATGATGGCCTTTGGGAATGCGATTGCGATTGCCGGAGGGGGTAAAGCGCAATTTGAATCGGTAATAAATCAGTTGACACAGATGTCCACAAGGTCAAGTGTGCTGATGGAAGATTTAAAACCAATCACTACCGCCGTTCCTGCCGTTTCACGGGTTCTTCAGCAGCTATACGGTACGATTGATACTGAAGTTATTTCGGCTAAGCTGAAAAAGACCGGAACCTCTACCAAAGAGTTTATTGCGCAGATAACGGCCGAACTGGAAAAGCTACCACCAGCTACGGGAGGTGTAAAGAATGCGATTGAAAACTTAGGCGATAGCGTTTTTAAAACCTTTGCGCAAGTAGGTGAGACTATCAACAAGAATGTTGGTGTAAAAAACTGGCTTGATAGTATTGGAAGTTCTTTAGAAGAAGCGGCCAGTGGCTTTGCCAGATTATCCCCTGAGGCACAGAAAGCTATTTTAGCTATAAGTGCCGTAGCAATCGCTTTACCTCCTTTTTTACTTTTAGCCGGAACGATTCTTCCTGCCTTACAAACGGGCTTTTTAGCCTTGCTAAGTCCCATCAATCTGGTAGGAGTTGCTTTAGGGGCTGCGGCAATTTACGCAGTTTCCCATTGGAACAAGGTTGAAGATATTATCTACCGGATAAAAACTAATTTTCAAAGAACTCTGGCTGACATAGGTTTAGGCATTGCGGGAGTATTAAGAGACACAGAAGGGGCGGCTGACATTGCCAGTGCATATGTTAAAAGCAGAGGAATTAACCCTGAATCGCAACGAGACGCTTCGGCGCGTGGGCGTTTCATGTACAAAAAGGGGGGGCAACAGGATTTGGCTAATTTAGCCCGCATCAAGCAGGAAGAAGAAATAGCTAAAAAGCAAAAAGACATAGCCGCCTCCGCCTCGTCAGTCAGCACAAAACAGGAACAAGACAGAATAAAAGCCATTAAAGATTTGTCTGATAATCTATTAAAAGACAGACAAAGGGCAGAGGTAGAAGCAATAGCTAACAAGGCTGAAAGGGCAAGGGCTGGCGCGCAAATGCAGTACAATGAAGAAGTAAAAGCGTATGCTGACTCTATCAATGCTTTAAAGGCAAGTGTAGCAGAGAAGAAACCACTATGGGAAGGGTATACACAATTTGTTATAGCAAAAGACAAGGAGTTAAAACAAAAACTAAGAGAGAACGACCTACTATCGGAGTTTACCAGTAAGCCATTAAAGAGTATTGGTTCAGACGATAATTCTAAAGATACCCAAGCCCGTATTTCAGCCATTATGGGTATCTCTCCCGATGGCGTAGATAAATACGCCGTTTCTCTAAATCAGCGCATGAAAAACGCTGCCAAGTACCTACAGGAACAAGGGGAGAGCAAGATGGATACTAATAATCTTGAACAGTTTTTAGGACTAGCGGAAGGAACAATTACGGGGGATACTTTTGCTAAATATGCTGAACAGGCTAACATCTTAATAGATGCCAATCAGCGTATTAAAGAAAGCTTTCAGAACATGGCAGCCGATTCGTTAGCCTCGCTTTCGATTGTGGTGGGGGAGATGATAGCAGGAACGGCTACAATTGAAGATTTAGCCAATACTTTACTTTCAAGCATATCCCAATCTTTAGCGCAAATAGCTAAACAAAATATTCTAATCGGACTATTCACGGGTAACGTGGGCATGGTAGCACAAGGCGTATTAGCCGGAATAGGGGCAGGTATTACCGGCGGACTTGCCAAGAAACAACAGCAAAATCAGCAAAACTCACAAGGAAACAGGACAGTAGTCAGGGGTCAGGAAATAGAAACAGTCAGAGCGAGGTACGATACGATTAAAAACTTTTAATGGCATATACTACTAAATACATTGCACAAGCCTACGGGCTTTCTTCTACCCCCTGGCGGGTTGAATTACTGGTAGATGGATACGACGACGACCCTATCCAGTTGGATTTGGTTGAAAACGGCGTTCTGATTGGTTATGACCGTGAAGAAAACCGTTTCAATCCTATCTATAGCAGGTATGCGATTATTTCCCTAAAAGTTACGGGTGTATTTAATTTAGACACCCTACAGTTTGATGATGAACGCAAATTCCAGGTCAATATCTATAAGGATAATAGTCTGGAGTTTGTTGGGTGGTTAGTGCCTTTTTACTCTACTGAAGCCTTCGAGGATACCTCTATTACGACCTTAGATGTAATGGCTAAGGATACGATTAAACAGTTGTCGAATGTAGATTTTTACAACCAGTACCCCGAACGTATTAGTAACAAGCAGTCGTTTAAGGAAGTAATCAGTCTTGGGTTAAAAGAATTAGGCTATCCCTTATATCTGGAAATCTACTATAATAAGTACGATGTTGCGATGTATAAAGAGGCGATGGACTGCCCTTTGTCTCAACTGTATTTTGATATTTACCGCCTGCAAAACGAAGACGGAACATGGATGAACTTTTATGAGTGTATCCAGTTGCTACTCGCTGAGCATGATTTAAGATTATTTCAGGCACAGGGTAAGTGGATTATTATTTCCCCGATTGAAGTAGTAGACGGCTCGGTATCAGGTAGAAGATTTGAACCGGAATATGGGTTCTATATGTCTACAGTAACCCTTGATACTAATCAGCTTATTCATAAAGGCGGACTACCTATTAAAAGAAATGCCGTTAGAAGAAAAGATATTCCTATTCAGTCCTTTACGGGGATGTACGAATATGGACTACTTTCTAATCTGGTTTTAAACGGAGACTTGCTACGGTTTACAGGAGACACCCCCGACTACTTTACTAAAGGCGGCGACTGGTCGGAAGGCGAATTAACCGATATTGTTGGCGGGGGAGTAATGATTGACCGTACTTACATACGTAAACTGTTAGAAATCCCTACCGAAACTGCACCCGACCCTATTCTCTTGAAGAATCAGTTTCTTATCTCTGACCAGATAGATATCACTTCCTTAACAGCCCTTAGGTTTAAGGCTGATGTGTACGGCGATGATGATATAGACGAAATAAGAATAGCCCTTAGAATGACTAAAACCTCATCGCCTGGGGCTGTGTTTTATGTAGACGGTGCGGGAAATGTATACAACGTTCCGATGTCTATTTATGTACAGAAAGGAACGGAAAACAAAGCCTTTTCGATTGATGTATCGTGGAACAGGGAAGACCCTGCCTTTGATTTTAACCTTCGTTATGCCAACGTTTTAGAAATTATCCTTTATCCTGGCATAAGATACCGGACAGGTGAACCTTCTAATTTACACGTAAAATTCAGAAACTTAGAATTAACCGGAACGCCGTATGTATATGACGCTAATTATGTAGGCAGAAAATACCAGTACACCAATACGGATTTACCTCACTCTAAAAAAGAAGAGGTATTCAACTTCGGTTTTCAGGACAACGTTATAGACACGCTGTCAGACTTCAAGTTAAGAAGTAGTATGTTTGTGGGGGAGACTATTATCAAAACCACCCAATGGAAAAGAACTACTGAATCTACTTATAGAAGCCTGATAGAATCAGTTCTGATCGACAGATTAGTGCTGACTTCAAGGTTTGGTGACATTTTAGAGGCAAGTATTAAAGGGTATCTGAGTTTCTTTCAGACCCCGCAACTAACGGTTGGCAGTAAAAGATTCCTGATTTTATTCGCCGAATACAACCTTCAGGACGATTCTACCGAAGTCGTTTTAACCGAACTCTATACCAACGAAGTAGATGTTTCTTATAAATTAATCGACGTATTTAAGGATAAGGAAATAGATGTAAGCGACGGAACGAGTACCTCACAAACAGGAGTAGGGGAGAATTTCGACCCGCCAATTACTTCTAAGGGGGGAGGAACTACGTATGGAGGTCTTTACCCGGACGGAGGAATTGATTCGCTCCCTAGCGACACAATCGACCCTAAAGCAAAGAACCCGGGCAAACTTTTAATCGGCAGGGCGCATGCATTATTATTGGAATTGGGAAACCTTGATAGCCTGACTAAGATTTTCGGGCGTTTTGGACTCCTGAATGAAGATAATTTTTTAGGGGAGTTCAAGACCGCCGGAATTACTTCTGATCGGGAGTATACCTTCCCTGATAGAGACATAATTATAAATGATTATGACTATTTAGTCAATACGCCCGACTTTTACCCTCCTTTAGTAGATGGAACAGCTAACCATCTGGTTAGATTCGGGGCAATGGGAGATGCATTAGTAGATTCATTAATTATTGATACAGGAACAAATGTAGGCATAGGTAGTTTGTTTAATATTGACCCTATTACGGGTGGATTAGTAGGAACATCGGCAGAATTTACTACACTAAACGTGCTGAACACTTCGACCTTTAACGATACGGCAACTTTTGAGAATTATATCTTATTGCCAGACTTACCAACCGATCCTTACCATGCAACCAATAAAGCCTATGTCGATTCTTTAGCCTTTGTAAAAAGAGGGGACACGGTAAAAACGATTGCATTAAGCAGTGTTACCAAGTCAGGCACGCAGACAGTTTCAGGATATGCTTTAAGCGCAGGCGAATACGTATTATTAACGAATCAGGCAAGTCCGGCAGATAATGGCGTATGGGTAGTAGCTAGTGGGGCATGGTCACGTTCCACTACGGATGATTCAGATGCTGAAATCAGGGGGGCTTATCATTATATTACTGACGGGACTTATGCCAATCAAAGATATATAAATACCAATACATCAGCCATTACCCTCAATACGACCCCGATTACTTACGGGATAGACTTTGGGGCAGAAACCGATCCGGTATGGACGGCGTTTAAGACCACTAACGCGATTACCAGTACCTCGGTAACCCATTGGAACGATGCTTATAGCTGGGGCGATCATGCCGATGCGGGCTATGCTTTGGCGACTAGAACGATAACTATTAATGGAACCAGTGGACAAATTGCCAGTTCGGCAAGCAGCCAGGATTTAAGTGCAAACCGTACATGGACATTAAGTTTAATAGCTACAGGCGTAACGGCCTCGACTTATAAAAGTGTCACAGTTGACATTTACGGCAGAGTAACGGCCGGAACCAATCCGACTACACTCGCAGGCTATGGGATTACAGACGCCTTGCCTTCCACAGCCATTAACGGCACAATAAATCAGGTAGCTAAATTTGCTTCTTCTGATAGCATAGAAGATTCAAGTATTACTTCGGTAGGTGCAAGTGTGGGGATTAACAGATCGTCGCCTGATTCCTCTTATGCCTTAGACGTGAACGGTTCTGCATTGCTAGGCGGTGCTTTAATAGGTAATTCGTCTTTAGGCGTAGGGATTGCAAACTACTTAGGGACTTCTCCCCGCATCGGGGCGATTGGTGGCACGAATCTTGATTTTAATTCTCCAGCTAATTACGTATGGTACACAGGTGGGGGTACCGAAAGGTTCAGGTACGATTCAAATGGTTTTAAGGTTGGAACGGCAATTAACCCCAGTAGTTTAATCGTTGTAGGAAACGTAGAATATAGCGGTCTCTTATATGTAGGCTCCACGCCGTCAAGTGGAACCAACGGACAATTCTTAAAACGCGTGGCAACATCCAACGCATGGGCAAATTTAGCTATTTCTGATGTGGCAACTTTGCAAACATCATTAGACGGAAAGCAACCCTTAGACGGCGATTTAACAGCTATTAGTGCTTTGAGTTCTACGGGATTTCTAAAGAGAACGGGTACGAATACATGGGATTTAGATTCGTCTACCTATCTTTCTGCTTCATCCGGCACTACCAACAAAGTTGCAAAGTTTACATCGTCTACGGCACTGGGGGATTCCAGGATTACTGATAACGGAACGTCAGTGGGAATAGACAAATCCTCGCCCGATGCGGGGTTTGCTTTAGATGTGAACGGGGCAATTCTAATGACTGGATCGGTATCAGGAACAACTTCATTAGGCGTTGCCATAGGGAACTACTTAGGTACTACGCCAAGAATCGGGTCTTTAGGCACGCACCTTACTTTCAACTCGTCTGGAGACTATATCTGGTATACTGCGGGGTCTATAGAAAGATTCAGATACGATTCAGGAGGTTTTCAGGTAGGAACCGTTACCAACCCCTCTACGATTTCAGTAACCGGACAGTTATCGTATACAGGATATTTATACACCGCTTCTGGATACGGCACAGATGGGCAGTTTTTAAAACGTACTTCGTCTTCTAATGCGTGGACTGCTATAGGGATTAGCGACGTAACGTCTTTGCAGTCCACCCTTGACGCAAAACAGCCCCTAGATGGTGACCTTACCGCTATTGCTGCTTTATCTACCGTAGGGTTCGCTAAACGTACCGGAACAAATGCGTGGGCAATAGACACAAATAGCTATCAATTGCTTGATGCTGACCTTACCGCTATTGCCGCCCTTACAGGTACAGGGATTCTTAAACGTACCGGAACGAATATATGGGCATTAGATACGGGTACTTATCTTACATCTACGGGTACGGCTAATTATATCTCTAAATTCACCTCTTCGTCGGCTATAGGGAACAGTGTATTATACGAAGACTCTGGAAGTATAGGTATTAACGCTACAACCTTAACCGGATATGCACTTAGAATTACCAAAGACTTTCCGACTTCTACATCATACGGGATAAGTGTAGAGGGATCAGCTACAGTAGCCTCAACAAATGCTTATGGATATCATAGTGCGCTAGGTTCTGGTGCAGACGGAAACCCTACAAATTTAAGACACTTTTACGCTACCCAGTCCCCCTTAGTTGGTGCAATTCAAAATCAGGCAGGATTCTATGCCGGATTAAGTTTGGTAGGGGCTACTAATAATTATGGATTTTACGGGAATATCCCTATCAGTGGCAATTCATGGAATTTGTACATGGCAGGAACAGCTAATAACTACCTGAACGGGAATCTATGGATAGGCACTACTTCTTCGACCTATAAATTAGACGTAAATGGTACAGTAAGAATTACGGGGGCTTTTGAACTTGATTCTACCCTGATAGATACAGCTAACAGCGCAGGTGCATCTGGATATGTTTTAAGTTCAACCGGCACGGGTACTTCGTGGATTAATTTAGCTACGATTTATCAACCCCTAGACGGTGATTTGACGGCAATCGCCGCTTTATCAGCCAATGGATTTGCCAAGCGTACAGGCACTAACACATGGACAATTGACACAAGTAGTTATCTTCCTACGTCATCGATAAGCGGAACAAACAACCGTGTAGTTAAATTTACTTCAGCTACTACGATAGGGGATTCGCAGATATTCGACAATGGAACGACCGTAGGGATAGGCAGAGGAAATTCTCCTGATACCGGATTTACACTCGACGTGAACGGGCCTATATTATCAAGTGCCGCAGTGTACGGGTCTACTTCGTTAGGTGTTGCTATCGGACTTTATTTAGGCGTAACGCCCAGAATAGGCAGTATAGGGGGGACTACATTAGATTTCAATTCGCCCGCAAATTACATTTGGTATACAGGCGGCTCTACTGAAAGATTCCGTTATGACTCATCAGGATTTAAAATAGGGACAACGGGTAATCCATCGACACTAACAGTCGTAGGGACTGTATATTACAATGATTTGCTGTACGTTGGTAGTTCGCCATCGTCAGGGACTGACGGACAGTACCTAAAACGTACATCGTCTTCTAACGCATGGGCTAATATAATTATAGGGGATGTCACAGGGCTACAAACCGCCCTTGATGCTAAGCTATCCGGCTCTGGCACCACTAATTATTTGCCAAAATATACGGGTAGTCTTGTATTGGGGAATAGCCTTATTAATGACAATGGAAGTGGTATAGGAATTGGCACAACTGCCACCGCCGGACGTGTTTTGTTGATTACACAAGCGATAACCGGGAACGTACAGTCGTATGGCACGTTAATCTCCAGTGAAATTCAATCAGGCGTTACAACGTCGGTTGATTATTTCAGAACAAGCACAAGCACTCAAGCCGCATCTTTTACGCTTGGAAGTCTTACGCACTATCATGCATTGCAGGGCGTATTCGGTGCTGGAAGTAGTGTAACGAGTCAATACGGCTTCTGGGTAGATTCCTCCATGACTGGAGCGTCTTCAATCAATGCCGCTTTCAGAGGGTCATTAGCTAAATCTTCTACTACATGGAATACTTACATGGACGGTGCCGCTAATAACTATATGGCAGGCTCTTTGGGTATTGGCTCTGTAGGTTTGACACAGTTTAATTTGCGTATCAGCAAGATTATCACAGGGAACGTTAATAGTTATGGTGTATATAACTCAGGGGATGTGCAAGCGGATGTAACCTCTAGTGCGAGGTATTTTAACACGGCTGTAAGTACGCAGGCAGCTAGTTTTGGGTTGGGGGCGATATATCACTATTCGGCAACGCAAGGCACTTTTGGCGCAGGAAGTACAGTATCTGACCAAATCGGGTATTATGTGGATAGTACATTGACTGGGGCTACGAGAAATTACGGATTCTACGGGAGTATAGCGTCCGGCACCGATAGATGGAATTTGTACATGGCAGGAACAGCCCATAATTACCTGAAAGGTAATTTGTGGATAGACACCTTATCAAGCTCATACAAACTTGACGTAAATGGCACAGCAAGAGTAACGGGGGCTTTTGAACTGGACTCTACACTAATTGATACGTCAAATAGTGCAGGCACATCTGGATATGTTCTCACCTCAACCGGAACAGGAATCTCATGGATAAATGGGTCTACCGTATTCCAGCCCTTGGATGGTGATTTAACAGCTATTGCAGCCCTTTCTACTAATGGATTTGCTAAGCGGACAGGCACAAATACATGGACGATTGACACAAATAGTTACCTACCCACTTCGTCTATCGCAGGGACAAATAACCGTGTCACTAAATTTACTTCAACATCTACCATAGGAGATAGTCAGATTACGGATAACGGCACCAGTGTAGGGATTAACAGAACAAACCCCGATGCGGGGTTTGTTTTAGATGTGAACGGGGCAATGCTTACCAGCGGTTTTGTTGTTGGTACGGTTTCGCTAGGCATCGCAATAGCAAATTATTTAGGCACTACCCCAAGGATAGGTAGCTTGGGCGGAACAACCTTAGAGTTTAATTCGCCTGCCAATTATATTTTCTACACAGGGGGTAGTACCGAACGATTCAGGTATGATAGTTCTGGCTTCCAGGTTGGAACAGGGGCTAATCCGTCTCAGATATCAGTAAAAGGCGATATTGTCTACAACGGACTTCTTTATGCTGGCAGTTCGCCCTCTAGTGGCAGTAGCGGGCAATTCTTAAAAAGAGGGGCTTCTACGAACGCATGGGCAACTATGTCCATTAGCGACGTAACGTCTTTGCAGACATCACTGGATGCTAAGTTAAGTATAGCTAATATTAATTCGTACCTATACCCTCCTGCCTCACACACGCATACGATTTCTGACACAACAGGTTTGCAAACAGCATTAGATAATAAGCAACCCCTTGATGGAGACTTAACATCTATTGCTGCATTGACCGGAACGGGTTATGCCAAAAGGACAGGCACTAACACATGGACAATTGATAATAGTTCATTCGCCTTATCTTCGTCTATATCCGGCACTACCAACAAAGTTGCAAAGTTTGTCTCGTCTACTACTATTGGGGATTCTATTATCACTGATAACGGGACATCGGTGGGCATTAATCAACCTTCCCCTAATTCGTTATACAAATTAGATGTAGGCGGCAGTGTCAAGGTAGACGATATGAATGTAGGAGAGTCGATATACTACCAAATGTCTATGTATATGGGGCCAGCCTTGAGTAATTATGCCCGAATTGCCACTGGTGCAGCTACTCTTGAACACTTAGCTACGTCTAATTTTACCTGGTCGTATTACAGCAGCGGGATTGTTCAGAAAATGAAACTTACCCCAACCGGGTTAAAGATAGGCGCAGGGAATGCCGCCTATGGGCTTGATGTATCTGGCGACGTGTCATATAGCGGTCTTCTGTATGTAGGGAGTAGTCTGTCAAGTGGAACTAATGGGCAATTTCTAAAAAGAACCGCGAGTAATAATACGTGGTCTACGTTAGCTATCGCAGATACGACAGGACTTCAGGCTGCCTTAGATACTAAAGCGTCTCTGGTTGATTTTAATACACTTTGGGACGCAAGATGGACAACCACTCAAGCCGCAGGGGTCACTTTTGGCGGAGAGGTATTAATTTCAGGGGTATTATTGGTTGATAACGAGGCAATAATTAACAATGATTTACAGGTAGGGGGGTTACTGGCAGGATTTAATGGATTTAACCTTACAGGGCACTTTAACGACAATACGGGGTCAGCAGGAACATCGGGCTATGTCCTTTCGTCTACCGGAACGGCTACTGCATGGATTAATCCAACTTCCAGTCTACTTACCGGATACGCCATAGGGGGGGATACCGCAATATCTGCGACTGATTCAATTTTACAGGCATTCCAGAAGGTGCAAGGTCAATTAAGTGCAAAAGTATCTGGAACGCTTAATTATTTACCAAAGTTTAGTTCTACCACTGCTATAGGTAATAGTATTATTTATGAAAATGGTGGGGTAGGAATAGGTACAACCTCGGTAACAGCCTACGGGCTGAGGCTAACAAGCAATATTACAGGGGGGCTTAGTGCCTATGGTATCGAATCAAGCGGACAGGTACAAACGGGAGTTACGACCTTAGCGTCTTATTTCAGAACGAGCGCATCGACGATTACGGGATTTACCCTTACTACCTTAAATCACTTTTCGGCAGTACAAGGGACGCTGTCTGGAACCGTAACTTCGCAGATGGGATTTAGTGCAAATTTCTCATTAACCGGGGCTACTAATAATTACGGGTTTTACGGGAATATAGCCGCCGCCACTAATTCATGGAACTTTTACGGGAACGGAACGGCTAATAATTACATGGCCGGGGCGTTAGGGATAGGTAGTACATCATTAACAGGCTTTTCCCTTGTTTTAGGCAAGACAATAACAGGGGCTACTTCGTCATTTGGTATATTGAATGGGGGTCAAATCCAGTCGGACGTTACGGTTTTAGCAGAATATAACAGAACAACTGCCTCTACTGCGGCGGCATCATTTACCCTCCCGAATCTCATACACTATCACGCAACTCAAGGGACTTTCGGGGCAGGTAGTTCAGTGACTAATCAGTATGGCTTTCAGGTTAGTTCAAATATGACAGGGGCAACAAATGTAAACATTGCATTCAGGGGGGCGCTTGCATCTGCTGCTACCAACTGGAACGCATACATGGACGGAACTGCTAATAACTACATGGCAGGTTCTTTGGGTATTGGTAATAATACGCTTACCCAGTACAATTTACGGATTAGTAAAAACATTACAGGCGCTCCTACTTCCTTTGGGGTTTATAATTCCGGCGACGTTCAATCTGGGGTCACGTCGAATGCGGTTTATAACAGAACCGTTGCCTCAACGGCAGCAGCATCATTTACGCTTTCACAGCTTTATCACTATCAGGCAACGCAAGGCACATTCGGGGCAGGTAGTACCGTGACAACGCAAGTAGGCTATTACGTTGATAGCACGACCACTGGAGCTGCCAATAACTATGGTTTTTTTGGCGCGATAGCGTCGGGGTCTGGCAGATGGAATATTTATATGTCCGGAACAGCTAATAACTACCTGAACGGGAATCTATGGATAGGCACCACATCATCTTCTTATAAGCTGGATGTAATAGGGACCAGTCATTTCTCACAGGATAGCACTTTCGACGCTAATATTGTCGTACCAACTGCGCCTACATTAAGTAGTCACGCCACCAACAAGGCTTATGTAGACTCTTTGTCTTTTATAAAAAGGGGTGATGTAGTAAAAACCATATCCTTAACCAATATTACATTATCTGGCGCACAGACTATCAGCGGATACGCCGCAGTAGCAACGGATTATGTGTTAGTAGCCGGGCAGACACTTCCGGCGCAAAATGGTGTATATGTGGTAGCAGCAGGCACATGGACGCGTAGCACAACCAATGATTCAGATGCTGAAATCAGGGGGGCTTATCACTTAATCACCAATGGCACATACGCCAATCAAAGGTACATTAATACTAATGCGTCTACGATTACAGTCAATACAACAGGAATTACGTATGCTTTGGATTTTGGGGCAGAAACAGACCCTGTCTGGAGTGCATTTAAATCTGCCAACCTGATTACGGACACTTCGATAACTAACTGGAACAGTGCTTATGGATGGGGGAATCACGCATCCGCAGGGTACGCACTGGGCGCAACAACTATTACAATCAATGGAACATCTGGCAGGGTAACGAGTTCGGCTGGGGCGCAAGATTTATCAGGCAATAAAACATGGGCATTAGATTTGGCTTCAGGAATAGCAACGCCAGGGACTTACAAGTCTGTTACGGTAGACACTTACGGACGGGTTACGGCAGGCACAAACCCTACTACTTTAGCTGGGTACGGAATCGTAGACGCATTGGGAACTGCTGCCATCACAGGCACAGCTAACAAGGTAGTTAAATACGCCACGACTTCGACCTTAGGGGACTCTCAAATCACCGACAACGGAACGTCGGTCGGAATTAACCAGTCGTCACCTAACGCCTCGTATAAGCTAGATGTGAACGGTTCGGTTTTAGCTACGAGTGGGGTATTTGGAACAGTAACTGATTATATTAAAACTTCATTTTCGACTAACGCTATTCTGGAATCTTCTGCCGCCCTTGATATTAAAGGAACAACAACGTCCTTTTTCAGTAGTGGCACACAGAAAATGTCCATCAATTCGACTGGGGTAAGGATTGGCACAAGTACAGCCTCTTATCCTTTGGATATCTTAGGGAATTTTAACTATACAGGACTTTTACACGTAAGCGGGTCTAATGGAACATCGGGCCAATTCCTGAAAAGAGGCGCAAGCACAAACGCATGGGCCACACTTGCGGTAGCGGATATATCCGATATTGCGACAGCATATCAGGCTAAACTTTCAGGAACAGGGTTTATTAAGATTAGCGGCACAACTATTTCTTATGACAATTCTACCTATCTGACCACTGCTACGGCTACGGCTACTTATCAGCCTTTGCTTGATGATGGCACAGGACTTGTACGTTCAACCGCTGGGGCAATTACCTACGATAACACCTCCTACTTATCTACCTCAACAGCGGCCAGCACGTATCAGTTGATTTTAGGTGGTACAGGCTTTGTTAAGTCGGTCGCAGGGGTAATCAGTTACGATACCAGTACGTATTTAACTACCGCTTCGGCCTCGTCTACTTACCTGACTTCTACCATCGCAGCTAGTACATATCTATCTATTTCTAACGCTACTGCTACGTATGCCACCAAAGAAGATGCGGTATTACTTCTGACAGATGAAGGCGAAAGAGGATTTAAACTCTATTCCGATACAGACAAGGCGTTCGGGGAGGCATTTGTATTTATAGATTCAGACACAGGGGTGTTCGGTCTTCATGCTTATAGAAAAGACAGTGCTTTGGCTGACATGGTTCAGTATGGCATTCAGATTGACAAGGACGGACTGGTGTATCATTTGATGGACGACACCAACCGATACAGATTCCTGACCGAACTTGATTTGCTGAATCTAACATGGAGTGGCGGGAAAGTAGATAAGGATATTTTAATGGATAGTTACAATACTATATTCTGGAATAAAACAGGGACTGACTACGATGCAAGAATGTATGGATATAAAAGTGTGGGCGGACTCAGGGGCTTACAAATAGAGTCCTCGTATGACATAACCATAGGTGGCAAGTGGGTTGAGTTATTATCTGACAAGTATCCAGGGGGTGCAGTAAACGATGATAGCGGCGTAGTCATTGACGGGGTACTTTTTGATTTACAGGGTGTTTCGGCTTTGGTAGGACAAACGGCTAAGTTTCAGATTACTAACAGTTCGCCCGTAAGTAGTGGTAAGTACCGATATAAAGCAACTTTAATAGCAGGGTAATTTGCAAATACATTTTTTTATTTATATTTGTATATTATTCACTTAAAACATTGTTTATGAAAGTAGGATTCAGAAAAATTAATTTCCTTACCTCAATGGTAGCCCGTCTGCTTCAAAGTACTGAACTGTCTTATGAAGAAAGAAAGAACCTTAAAAAAGCCAAAGACTACTTACAGGACGTAGCTTTGTCCAGTACGACGGAGATTAATCACGCAAACGAGATTTACAGTGAAATGTCCAAGCATAAGACCTATGCGGAAAATGCGGACAAATCATTAGAACTTCTTGAGAAGAAGCAAAAAGATGTAGCGGGCGCAGTAGCAAAGGAATATGAGTTCAGCTTTGAACCCTTTGAGCTTACAACCAAATTCACCGGAGACGATAAGACAGATTTTTATTCGGTAGCCGTTGAACTGGAAGATTATATTTTAAAGATAACAGACAAAACAAAGAAGTAAATGCCTCTCAGTAAACCAGTCTTTCAGGACATAGTCGTTTATAACCCTACCACATTAAAACATGCAGGGTTATTTTTCCGGTATGGAGAAAACGATATAAACGGCAGCGATGTGATGCAGTGGTACTATATGGAAACAGACGCATCAGGTAGAATCACTAACACCAGAGAAAATGCCCTGAATGACTATTTTACTGACATTAACGATGCCATTGCTACGCCGCCTAGCGGGTATGGAGACGTACCCGCAGGGGATAATTTTCAGAACGAAAACACCGTAGCTTACTTGCAGCAATATCCCACAGCAGAGGGCAGAACTACCACCTCACCCTCTATTGTAAGGACTAAGCAGGAATATCTGCAAGCAGTAAATAATGGGGCCACAGAAATTATGATATGGGTAGAATGGGGATTGATTTACAATGACTATGCTGCCCAGGTTACCAATTCAGATAGCAATTGGGCGTATATTTTTGATTTGGCAGACTATGCTATCGGACTGAATGCAAAAGTAAAACTAAGTTTCCGTATATGTACCGACTTGAACAACTCGCAAACCTACGGGGCTGCAAACTTTGTCAATGGTAGTGACAAAATAGATTTGTGGGCTAATGTCATGCAGGACGATCAGGGCTATCCGGCACGTATAGAATACGGTAGTGGTCACGTATCTTTAGCCTACGAGCCAGGGGTAACGATGGCTCTGGATTTTGTTAAAAAAGCCTTAGTTAAACTTACAGTAAGATATGGGTCAAAATTTGTGATGTATAGTGTAGCTATGACTGCACAGAAAGAGGCGGGGTATAACTTTGAGAACCAGCAGTACACCAGAACACAAAGAGCCGGAACTGTTTCTATCAGCGGAGGCGGAACAACCCTTACAGGGTCTGGCACGAACTTTACCACAGATTTTCAGGTAGGGCATCCGGTATTCTTTCCAGACAAGGAATTTGTACGGGTGACGGCCATTGCATCTAACACTTCTATGACAGTCACCAGTCCATTGTATAGCTACTCCAATTCTATTTATTACAGTCAGGGAGATGTCAAGTCTGAAAGATACCAAACCTCTTATGATTTTAGTCCGCCTGCCGTAGCTGCTTTTAAAACAGCGATGCAAGCCAAATACACCTTAATTGCTACCCTTAACACCTCATGGGGGACTTCTTACGGTAGTTTCTCCGAAGTAGAGCCGCCACGTTCAGGGCAACTGTATACAAACTCTACTCCAGAAGTAGCCAGTAGTATCTATAGCAACAACAGGGGCAAAGACTGGTGGCAGTTTAACTTCAATCTTTTTAAGGGATATATGGAGGATTGCCGTCAGCTTGGGGTAGATTATGCGCCTCAGGCCAAGTTTGCTTTAGAGTTCGGGGCTATTACTTATCCTTATTCAGACAGAAGAATGACTGTGCTGGCCAGCGAGTGGGACGATTCGGCAGATATGGTTAAAGCGCAGATGGGCATTTCTTCTTCAAGGCCGGATTATTCTATTTCAGTCGACGTGATGCGTACTAATATCACTAAGAAGAAGGGAACGGAGATTAACGATTTTGATATGAGGGAAATCTACGGGGCAACTAATCCGACAGACATAGAAACTTATGGAAAAGAAATAGCCTATAGTGCGATAGACAACGGGGCTAAATATATTCTAATTATCTCCGACTCTATTAATTCTAATTACTTCTCAGCGATGATGAACGTCCTTAAGGGTGTAGTACAGAAATTCGCTCAGCCGCCTAATACAGTTAATGTAGAAAAAACGGTCAATCAAAGTATAGGCAAAGTCTTAGAGAATCCCAATTCTATCTTAGCTGACTGGAAATCAGTTGGTGCGGGCAATAGTGTACGGGCAAGCGTTCCGGTGAGTGATGACTACGGGTTTACAGCCAGTAGTGGGTGTCAGTATCCTTTAAGTTTATACACGCTTCATTCGTTCTGTCTGAAAGACAATTCAATTAAGTCTTTCCCTTATACAAATGCCGACGGAAGTACCAATTCCGCTAATTTTCCTACTTATCAAAGCACAAAAGTAAGAATCTTAGCCCCTACGCACAGCATCACCTATACGGGCAGTAGTGGCAATCTGGCGATGGTCAAATGGCGATTAGTAGGACAGGACGGTATCACTTATATTTCAAACACACAAACCGCAGGCTGGTATTATGTAATGCCGGATGTAAATGGGAATCAACCTGCCCAAAACAACAACCACCCTGATAGAAGGTATATTAAGACCTCAGCCGAAGATGCTATTTACTACCTGCCGATTCAGTCCTATACTATTTATATGACGAATCTAACGGCTTTTGCGGTTACTTTTCAGGTAGATTTTTTAAATCCAAGCACGATGCCTTTCCGCAAGAAATTAACATCAGCAATGGGCGAACAATCGTATACTTTTAGTACAAGTGGAATCCCTTACAATGAACTAAGACAAGTGAAAATAAATTGTAACAGATACGAGCAAACCGATAGCACCTGGGCAGACATTCCTTAATAGCCATGAAAAAAGAAAAGCCCTAAATAATAGGGCTGTATTCATTGCAAATTGTTACATCACTGAGATGGTGACATACAAATATAGTAAGATATGATAGAATCGCAATACGATAGTACAAAAGATACGTTATTACACGTAAAAAGAGTTGCAGAACTCTTAAACGAAGCTGCAATAGAATTAATAAAAAGGGCTAACGTGCATGACAATTCAAAGTTCATTAGTCCAGAAAAAGAACTATTTGATGAGTACACTCCTAAACTAAAGAATTGTGTGTATGGTAGTGATGAATATAAAGAGTTCTTGCAAGGGCTTAAAGTTGCTTTGGATAATCACTATACTAACAACTCTCATCATCCAGAGCATTATGAGAACGGTATTGATGGGATGGATTTGTTTGATTTGATAGAAATGTTTTTTGACTGGAAAGCCGCAACTGAAAGGACAAAGGACGGAAACATATTTAAGTCTATCGAAATAAATAAAAACAGATTTAAAATGTCTGAACAATTGGTTTCTATATTTGCTAATACAAGTATTCGATTAGGCTATTAACATGATAATCAAGCAAAACTTTTTTAATATTGTTCGTCAGGAATTTGGCAAACTCAATCAATCACAAGTTGAGGGCTTTGATTTTATCTTAGATTCTTTAGCCGAACAAGAGGATATAACAGATTTGAGACAATTTGCCTACATCTTAGCCACTATCTGGCATGAGACGGCGGCAACTATGCAACCGATTGAAGAGTTTGGAAAAGGCAAAGGCAGACCCTACGGCGTGCCTGACCCTGTTACAAAGCAGGTTTACTACGGGCGTGGCTATGTGCAAATAACCTGGAAAACAAATTATCAGAAGTTTGCTAATTTATTGAACGTTAATTTAATTTTAAGACCAGAGTTAGCCCTTGATAAAAACATTTCAATTAAGATTTGCCTTATAGGCATGAAAGAGGGATTTTTTCGCCCTAGTCATACATTAGGGGTATATTTCAACGATAGAAACACAGACTGGATTAATGCCCGTAAGATTATCAACGGTGCAAGGCAAGGAGAAAAACTACCCGACAAAGCCAAAGAAATATCAGAATACGCACAGAAATTTTATAAGGCATTGCAATGAAAACTAAACAAGAAATGGGGCTTGAGCTTGTAAAAAAGTTATTGACAGATTACGAAGCGAAGCAATTAAGGGATGCAAAGAGAAAAGAAATGCTAAGATACCACTTAACATTTATAACAATAGCGAAGTCGGGAAATCTGACTTTGGTATAAATAAAAAAGACCTCCTAAAGTAGAAAGTCTTTTCCTGAAGTACTAACCCATAATCACTATCTTAAAACTATTTTTCGTATCCCTACCTACCCTTTATCCGCACTAACAAGCGGGGTTTAAAAGGTGAAAACAAATATAAACTAAAGAATTAGAATAACAAAGAAAATTGCATTTACTATTAATGAGCCGATAGCGATTTTGTTCTTATTTCTGATTTTCTTCTCTGCCCGTTTAATCTGTGCGTCTTTAATCTTCGATGAATCGCTTAATACTTTATTCTGATTGTCTAATGTCTTGGCAATTACACTTAACAGGAATCCAGCAGCATTGCAGGAATCACGCTGACGAAAGGCATTGTTTGCGGCCCTGAGTTCTTCTTCTGTAACGGTGAATACCTGTGCTTTACTTCTTACGGGTATTACGCTTAAAGCGATCATAAGCATCATTAGCAGGCTCATTGAAAATCTTCTGTTTTTCTTTTGCATCTTCTTGAATGGTTTGAATTGATTGTCTAATCTTTGTATTGCAGTCGTTATTTCCCTTGGCTAATCCTGCTTCATATCCTCTATCAAAAGCATTTAACTTCCCTGTAAGGAAAACTACTATAAATACAATTACAATAGCTACAAGGGCTATTAATTCCCAATGTGTACGATTAAGTTTTTTCATTGTACAAGTTTTTTATAAATATAATTTAATAGTGCAAAAGGCCAACCAATAAAGGTTACCGCAAATAATAGCATCACTTCGCCGTATTCTCCAGCATGAATTTTATGGTTATCTTTAAAAAATAGTTGATAAGTAAAGACTAAACCTACGCCTAAACTTAAAAGTAAATGAATGATGATGTAATATTTCATAAGCCTGATAATTTAAAAAGTCTGATTAGGGATTAAAAATAAATTATATCATATCTCTTTCTTTGGTCTTTAGCCATATCAATAGAAATTTTAGTTCCTTTGCTTTTGCCGTCCCAGAATGCAATTAATTCGTCACATTCATTAACTATCAATCGGTTTCTAATTGCTCCTGCCGCCTTGCCGTATTTATTCCAATCGGGTAAATGTACGATAATAGGAATATTATTTTCTTTAGCCCAATTACTTGCAAAGGTATCCGCACCTTCAGCACCTCCGCTTATTACAAGCGTTACCTTATCTTTGTAAGGCTCTAATTTGTAATCGAATCTTTCTTTATTAGAAAACTTTCTACTGCCAATTATTGCTAGTTTCATATCCAATAATCGTTTAAATCTTCATCATCAGCTAAACAATAACATAGAAAACCTACTATAAGGATAGGTATTAAATAGATGTAGTGTTTAATTGTTTTCATTTCTTTGTCCGTTTTAATCGTGAAATTATTTCAATTCAAACACATGAAAAACAAGAACTCCTCCCTGTATAGAATAACTGCCAATATGTACTAAGCCTGTAAAATTGGGGTATTTATGGCCCGTGCCAATAGTAAAGAAAGTTCTCTTTTCTTTACTAGCATCAGGATTAACTATTGCCCATATGCAAGGAGTATCGAATTGAGTTTGAAGGCTTATTATATTAGCACCCTTCGGCATTCAATTA